GAAACCCCCGCAGTCGAAACGCCGGCCGTAGAAACGCCGGCATCGACTGACGATGGCCCGAAGACCGTTGCGGAGGCGATTGAAGCCGGCCTAGACGCTGTGCCTCAACGCACTAAGCAGGAAGTCGATAAGGCATCCGAGAAGGTCGAGGGTGAAAAAGACACCCGCACCGAGGAGGAGAAGAAACAGGCCGAAGCCGAAAAAGACGCGGAATCCGCGGAAGCAAAGGCTAAGGAGGAAGCAGCCAAGAAGGAAGTCGATCACGTCAACGATCCGATCCCGAAAGAGTTGAAGGAAGCGACGCAGGAACGTATACGCTCGCTGATCGGGTACGTCAAGGAGCGTGACGAGGCACTTCAGGTGCAGGGCAACCTGATCTCCGCCATTCAAGGTACTGGCACCACGGCGGAGGAGTTCGCCTCGATGATTCAGTATCTCGAGGCATTCCACTCGAGCGACCCAAAGATGCTCGAGAAGGCGCTCGGCATCCTCCAGACGAACATGGAGAGCATCGCACTGCGTCTCGGCAAGGACGTGCCGGGCGTCGATTTCCTCGTCGGGCACCAGGATCTCAAAGATGCGGTGCGCTACGGGCAGATCACGCAGCAGCACGCGAACGAACTCGCCCGCGCCCGGACACTTGAGGCGCGCACGAAGTCCTACAACGAGCAGCGGCAGTCAGCTACGCAGGCCGAGACGGCTGCAAAGGCCGAGAAGGACGCCGCAATCACCGAGTTGAACAACCTCGGCGCGCAGCTCTCGAAGACGGACCCCGACTACCAGCGCAAGTACGACCTCATCGTCGGCCCGCTGTCGGCCGCATTCGTCCATATTCCGCCCTCTCAGTGGCGCGCGGCGTTCGACAAGGCTTACGCCGCCGTGAAAGTGCCTGCGGCAGCACCGGCGCCAGCGGCCGAACCGCCCCCTGGCATGGTGCGCGACGCGAAAACGGGTCAGTTTGTCAAGGCGAACAAGCCCACACCGATCCGCCCCGTGCAACCGTCGGGTACTGGCGGTCCCGCGGCTCCCAAATCAGCGAGAGAGGCGCTAGACTTCGCACTCGACAACCTACGATGAAGGGGTGTGCCGGGTGCGCAAGACGAAAAGAAAGCCTGACGCGAGCGACCCGCAGCGTGATTCGGTTTATCGTTGGGAGGAAAGTCACGAAACCTGGAACGTCTGCACCCTCTCGCTCGAGCAGTGTGACGCGCTCGCTAACGCCGCGCTGAAAGCGGCTCACTGTCTGCCGGTCAGCGTCATCCAGGGACCATCGAACCGCTATAGCTGGAACGTGCCGGGGCGTCGGCTGATCTCAATGCAGGGGCCGAGCAAGCGCGGGCGCGGCGGGATGAATCAGGCCACGCTTTTGCACGAAGTGGCGCATCAGATTTGCTTCGACCGGCACCGCGACCGCATTCAGGACCACGGCCGCACGTTTTTGGCCCTCTACCGCGAGCTCCTGCTCAAGTACGAGGTGATGACAGCGAAGGAGTTCTCGCTGACGGCCAACAATTTCGGCCTCCGTTGGCGATGACGCAGCCGATCACCAACATCCTGTCGCGCTACTACGGAAAACCGGCGCTCGTCATCGGCGGCGGCCCCTCCGTGCAGAACGATCTGCCGATGCTCGAGGATCAGGGCTTCAAACCGGCCGTCGTGCTGTCCGCGAACGAGCACGGACTCCATCAGGCGCACTACAAAGTCGATTTTCTCGTCAATGTGGACCGAGTTCACTGCGTCAAGAAGGTCTTCATGGAGGATTACCTGCGGCAATTCGGCACGCCGGTCATCAACGCGCACTCGTGGGCCGATTATCGGCTCCCTGACTGGAAAATGAGCGCGAACTCGGGCATCCAAGCCATCGCGGTCGGCTGTGTGCTCGGATGTTGGCCCGTGGTCGTCACCGGAGTCGATCTTTTCATGATCGGGCGCCAGTATTTCCACAACACCGACGAAAAGCCGCGGAATCGACCGTCCCTGACGTATATGGCGAAGCAGCGGATCACGGAAATGCGCCGGTGGGCCGGAGATTACCCGGTGCGGCCCGTTTCGGGGCCGCTGACGCAGGTTTTCCCGACCTACGACCCCGCGGAGCGCTTCGAGGAGCCCGAGCGCGTCCCGTACCGCAAGAAAATCGAAAAAGCGCCCGTGCGATGGTATCGCGGGCTCCACGAGTTCAGCTTCGTGACCAACGACCGCGTTGCGCCGGGCGAACTCGTGCCGTTCACGCCGGCGGAGGCCCGACCGTATCTCGACCGCGGCTGGCTCGAGGAGGTTGACGCCGCTACCGGTGTTGCGGTACGTTCGGAGCCGTGCGCACAGCCGTTATCGCAGCTCTGATACTCCTCGCCACCGCGGCGCGAGCGGACGACGAGGTTTTCCCTGATCTGCGCCCTGAGTACTACGACACCGAGGTGGAAGCGGCCACCGCCGGGCTGCAGCTCTCCTACGACCGCTCGAACGCCTACGAGTACGGCGGGATCATCCTGCACACGACCAACGGGAAGTTCCGCATCTCGAACCCTGAAACCGACTACCGCGGCGACGGCGTGGTGATCGAAGATCGCAACGACATCCCCGGCTACTCCGTGGTGGGCGACTTCCACACGCATCCGTGCCTCCCGTACTCACACTTCCCCGGCGTATTCTCCGACCGCGACGTGTACATGAACGACACCGAGGCGCGCGTCGGCTTCATGCTCGATATGTGCTCCGGCATCATCCGGCGCTATGTCCCGGGCGTCACGCCGCACGACAAGTGTTGGGCTATCACCATCGAGGAAGCGATTCTCGGGGCCGACGGCTGCGGCTCGTATGGCGTAGAAGTCAGCCGGGTGAAGATCACTAAGCTGCCGATCATGCAGGAGATCCCCGGCCCGAAGACGAAGGCCCGCGGCTTCAATAGCTGGTGAGCTTGACAGCCGACCGGCTGTTATGGTTACATCCCGCGCAGCGTAAGACGTTAAATTCCCCCGCGCAGAACTGCGCCGCCGCGTCGCTAACGGCATGCACATGGGCTCGTCGCCCTGGAAGCAAGTGGTTTCACACCCATTTTCTTTCAGGAGACGACAGTGCCTTTCACAACCGAACAGTTGACGTATGGCGCCAAGGCGGCCATCGACTTCTTCCTTCGCAACGACCCCATCGACTCGTACAACATTGCCCACCCGCTTTTCTCGAAGCTGGTCGAGGGCAAGAAGCCCTACGGCGGCGCGCTTCAGTACGTGGTCGAGCAGCTCCGCTACCAGAACGACAGCAACTTTCAGTCGTACTGGGGCGACTCGCAGGTCTCTTACAACCGTAAGCGCACGCTGCAGCAGGCCAAGTACGTGTGGGGCGCGTTCCACGACGGCTTCGGGCTGAACGAGGACGAGCTCGCGCAGAACGGGATCGTTATGACCGACGACCGCTCCAGCTCTCCGACCGACGCAGAGAAGGTGCAGCTCACCAATCTGCTCGAGGAGAACATGAAGACGCTGAAGCTCGGCTTCATCCAGAAGTTCGACGAGATGCTTCACCGCGACGGCGGCCAGTCGGCCACCGACATCCCCGGCCTCGACCTGCTCGTCAGCACGACCCCGAGCACCGGCACCGTGGGCGGCATCGACGCCTCCCAGTCCGCCAACTCGTGGTGGAGGAACTACGCCGACCTGCACGCCGGATCGACTGGCGACAGCATGCTCGATGCGATGGAAAAGGCATGGCGTGCCTGTATCCGCGTCGGCGGAAGCCCCCCGGACTTCCTGCTCTGCGGTGAGGACTTCATCGACGCTTATCGCGCAGCCGCGCAGACCTCGGGCAGCGGAGTGCTGCGTCAGGTCATCGTCGGCGGGCCGTCCGGTGTCAAGACCGGCACGACCATCGACGGCGGCGTGGGCAACAAGATCAGCACCGGCCTGTACTTCAAGGGCGTGGAGCTGGTGTGGGACCCGAACTTCGACACCATCGACACGCTCGATTCGCCGACGGTGACGTGGAAGTCGCGGTGCTACATGCTCAACACGAAGTACCTGGAGCTGCGGCCCATCGAAGGACACTGGATGGTGTCGCGCAAGCCCCCGCGCGTGTACGACCGCTACGTCCACTACTTCGGCCTGACTTCCAAGGCAGCGTTTACGACCGGCAAGCGCAACGCGCACGCCGTTCTGGCGCTCGGCTAATCGCCGCACTGACACAGGAGACATCGAAATGCGTATCAAGTATCTGACGAAGGCCAAGGCGATTCCCGCCACGGCCACCAGTGCGGTGAGCACCACGGTCGATCTGACCACCGACCCGCAGCTCTTTCCGTTCGGACAGGGCGGCTCGGCCGTGTGCTACATGAGCTTCAACGCGGCGGCCCACGGCGCCGGCTCGGTATCGGTTCTGACCGCTCCCGACGGCACCACGTTCGCAGTCGTGACCGACGACGCGGGCAACGCGGTGACGACCACGCTGCCTGACACGGCCGCCTTCGGCGGCACGCTCAAGGCGTTCTTCATCCCGAACATTGGGCAGGCGCTCAAGGTGAAGGTGAAGGGCACCGCGACCGGCGGAGCCGGCACGGTGGACGTGTTCTTGGTGCAGGAGTAATTCCACACACCACATAATCCCCGGGGCTACGGCCCCGGGGGCTTTTCTCGACAACCACAACCCTCGGAGAAGATTCACATGAAGACGAAGTTTCTCGAAGTCCTGATTCGGCGCGACGCCACGCTGGCGATCCCGCAGACGGTCGCTGCCTGGGAGGTTCCGCTCCTCGAGGCCGCGCACGACACCGTGGAGGTCGTCGGTGAGCGCATCCTCGACCGCGGCCCCCCGGAGACGGATGACGAGTTCGTGCGCCTCGGCAACAAGTACGGGCGCAGCGAGAATGAGGACGGCAGCAAGGGCTTGCCGTTCGTCGAAGCAGTATACGGGCAGCACGGCGTCGGCCGCGGCCGACTGGCCGAGGCGATCAAGGCTGCGACCGTCGCAGAGGAGCCCGTCGAGGCGCTGCTCGGCGAAGCGGTCTGATTTTCGAGGGTGAGTGAGTAATTCTCCCGGGAGCAATCCCGGGAGCCTTTTCAGGAGACGCGCTTGCCAGCTCAGTACGAGCACATTCGCGACAGCTACGAAGCTGCCGGGAAGTCGGCCAAAGAGGCGAAGAAGCTCGCCGCGATGACGTACAACGCGCACCGCAAGCCGGGCACGCCGCCGGTGAAGCCGCTCGGCGAGGCGCTCGCAGGAGAGAAGCGATGACGGTGTTGAACAAGGCAAAGCGGGAGAACATGCCCGCGAGTGAGTTCGCCGGTGGCGGCCCCAAGGGCGCCAAGGGCTTCCCCATGAACGACAAGACTCACGACCGCCTGGCGATCAGTGGCGCGACGCGCTCCTACAACGCCGGCAACATCTCCAAGTCGAAAGAGGAGTCGATCAAGGCCGAGGCACGAGCGAAGCTCGGTGACGCGCTGGCGGGCAAGTGACCGCGCTCGGTAATCCGGGCGTCGCAACGATCACGCCCGAGTACGCGACGATCAACCCGCTGATCCCGGGAGCCACGTATACTACCGGCTACGCCATCGCGGGGCTCGGCACCGCCTATGGCTCCGTGCTGCCCGCCTCGCCGACGTTCGACAGTGTGCCGGTCGCCGGGCTGTTCGAGTACGGGGACGCCAACGGCGCCTCGTGGTTCGTGCTGGTGATGACGGACGCGGCTGGCTCGCTGCTGCAGACGTTCCTCAACAACGTCACCTTCAACATCGAGAACACCGAGTACCAGCTCTACGCCGATGACGCGACGTGGGATACAGGCGTCACCTTCGGCGGATACGCCACTTGGCAGTGGCAATTGCCGGCCTCGGCATTCCCGACAGACGGCACGCAGGTCGCGATCACGCTTGAGGACCTGACCGACGACTTCAATTGCAACTGCGAGACGGGCCTCCTCTACACCGACAGCGCGGGCAACAAGTCCATGCTCGCCGTGCAGTTCAAGCTCGACACGCTGGCGAACCTGCGCGCCCGGATGGCGATCCGCCTCGGCTACGCGGCGCAGGCAGCGAACCTCCCGACCGGCATCTCGACGTTCATCGACGAGTACCTCTACGACGCGCAGCTTCAGCTCGACGCGAAATTCCGCTCCTCGAACACCGAGCGCTTTTTCCGCTGGACGATGGTGCCCGGGCAGCGCTACTACGGCCTCTCGGAGTCCGAAGGCGGCTGCGATCTCCTGCTGAACCCGAACAAGGTGACGTGGGTGGGCTTCGAGGATCTGAACAAGGCGTGGTACAACCTGATCGAAGGCATCCCGCCGGAGTTCTACACGCGCGCCAACATCAACTTCGGCTGGCCCGCGCGCTACGAGATCCGCTCCTGCATCGAGATTTTCCCGGCGCCGCAGGCGGCGTACACGCTGTGGGTGAAGGGCCAGTTCGGGCTGCGGCCGTTCGCATCCGACAATGATCTGACGACCTTCGACTCCGAGCTGGTGCTTCTGCAGGCGCTCGGCAACGCGAAGGCCGCGCGCAGTCAGCCTGATGCGCAGATGGTGCTCAATCAGGCGACGACCTACTTCGGCGCTATCGTCTCTGGCCGCCACGCCACGGCGCGCTACATCCCGCGCACTCGGATGCAGAATCCGGCGACGCCCCCGAGGTTCCTGCCGCTCGGAATGGATCAGGCGTAATGGCTGCGCCGGGCATCCCACTGACCGTTGCAGGGGGCGGCATGACGCGCTTGCGCGTCAAAGGCTCCGCCCTCAAGACAACGCTCTACCAGCTCACGAATGGCTATGTCACGGCGGCGCAGACCGTCAAAGCGCGGCCCGGCACGTTCCGCAAGTTCAATTTCGGCGCTTCATCCGATGCCGCGGGCCTCACGCGCGGCCTGGTGTTCTTCGAGGATTCGTTCCATACGTTCTGCCACGAGTCGGTGACGGTCCCGGCCGGCACCACGCTGCACGTCCTGAACCACCCGGCGGGGTTCACGAGTGAACCGTCCTCGACGACATTCACGCTGACTCCGGGCGTGCAGGGGGGTTTCGTCGGCGGCAATACGCAGGCGGGCGACGTGGCTGGCCTGCGCGGCTTCTCCGACTCCACGCTCAATGTGCAGATGGGCGGCCCGGCCGGAAGCATCAGCCCGACGACCGCGGACGGCACGCACACAATTCACGGCCTGTGTTACACGACGCCGACCTCGACTGATGACCCGAATTACCTGTACCTCGCCGTGGCGGATGGTTGGACGCCGAGCCCCGGCGCGGAGCTCACCTACCCAGTGCAAGGTGGCGGCACGAACACAGTGACGCTTGACTCCGCTGCGCTCCTCGCCGGTTCCACCATCGAGGCCGGCTCCGCGGTCTACGGGTGGAGCGTACCGGGCGCGCTGCCGGATTTCTCGGGCAGCACGGTCACGATCACACTGACTGGCGCCACCTCGCGCGTCAACATTCCGATCCCGCTGAAGGAGATTCACTTCGCGGCGCCCTTCATGGGGTACCTGTACGTCGTGGCGGAGTTCGACGTGGACTCGGCCACGGAGACAGCTTATGGCAGCACCTACCACTACTGGCTGCAGTCGAGCGGCTCGTGGACGAAGGACACGGTGTACTTCCCGACTGATTTCGTCGAGCCTACGGTGCGCAACGGCTACGCCTACCAGGCCACGCGGCTGACGCTCCCGAACCCGACGTGGGCGCCCGCGGTGCAGATTGCGCTCAACGATATCGTTGAGCCGACGGTGCCGAACGGCTACTACTACAAGGCAACCGCGGTGAGCGACAGCAACGCCCACACCGGCGCCACCGAGCCTACATGGCCCACGACCGAGGGCGGCACGGTGCAGGAGTTCGGCGATTTCACCGATACCGCGCTGACAGCGGACGCGAACACCGGGACCGTCACGCCAACCCCGGCGCCGGTCATCACCGACCGCTACGGCAACCCCTACACGACCTCGACGGGGACCGCCTCGACGGAAACCAGCTCCGTGCAGGCGAGCACCGCGATTACCACATGGTCGCCCGGCACGCTTTACCTGCCCGGCTCCGTGGTGCGGCCCACCACGAACTCAGGCGCGTTCATCAACGCCATCCCGAACGGCGACTTCGAGGCCGGGGACGACGGCAACTGGACGTTCAACACCCCGTGGTCGATCTCGTCCTCGCATGCCTACAGTGGCACGAAGTGCGCGCAGTTCGGCGGCGCCTCGGCGACCGCCGAGCTGGAGATGACCGAGTATTTCCCCGTCAATGTGGGGCAGTCGGTCACGCTGACGGCTTACCTGAACCCGAACAACAGTGGCGCCGACCTGACGATGTGGCTAGAGCTGAAGTGGTACGACGACACCGACACCCTCGTATCGACCAGCATCGGCCCGGCGGTTGAGGGCACCGGCTACCGGCAGTGCCAGTTCACCGCTGTGGCGCCCGCCGGCACCGCCTACGTGCACGCCGCGGTGAAGGGCTCGAGCGGCACCTCGCACCGCAACACCGGCTACGCCGACCTGATCTCGTGGAACCTCGAGACGCCGGTCGCCGTGAGCAACTTTCTGTTCGAGGCGATCCAAGCGGACGTGGCGACCTCCGGCACCACGCAGCCCGCGTGGCCGACCGTCGAAGGCAACACCGTGGTCGATGGCGGCGTGACGTGGAAGGCCGTCGGCACCTCGATCATTACGTGGACCGCCTACCCGATTATGAAGTCTGGCGACACCGAGCCGACGTGGCCCACGGTCATCGGGAACGCAGTGCCAGACGGGAATATGTCATGGACCGCGGCGCTTCGCAGCATCACCGATACCAACTGCCCGCACAACTCGCAAGTCGTCGCCATCGCGCAGAGTAAGGTCTATGCCGCGGACAACGACATCATCCGCTTCTGCGCCACCACGAACCCGCTCGACTGGACGAGCCAGTTCGATGCCGGCTACCTCCCGTTCGGTTTGCAGACTTACGGCTCGGAGCCGTGCGCGGCGCTCGGGCTGTATCGCTCGAACCTCGTGGCGTTCAACTCGCTCGGCTATCAGATGTGGCAGATCGACCCCGATCCGGCCAACATGGCGCTGCTTGACGCGCAGCCGGTCGGCTCCATCTATCCGAAGTCGGGCTCGCCCGTGCAGAACGATTACGTATATCTCACGGCGCAGGGCATCCGCTCGCTCGCAATCAGCGGTGCGGGCGGCAACGCGCAGGCCGGGCAGTTCGGTAAGAATCTCGACCCGCTGGTACTCGCGTCCATCAAGAACATCACTTCCACCACGCCGCCGCGCGGGCTGTTCAACCCCGGCACCGGCCAGTATTGGCTGTGCTTCGGCTCAACCGTGTACGTACAGACCAACAACGGCTCCGGCAACGCGAACTCGTGGGGTATGTACACCTTCCCGAGCGAGATCGACTATTGGACCGTAGCGAACGGCATCCTGTACCTGCGCTCGGGCGATCTCGTTTGGGAGCTGAACCCGGATGCGCTCTACGACGACATGCAGGGCGACACGCATCAGAGCACCGACATCCCGTTCACCGGCGAAGTGACGTGGCCGTACCTCGACCTCGGAACCCCGGGCGTGGACAAGGACCTCGAGGGCCTCAACCTCGTGTGCGATGGCACGGGCCACATTTCAATCGGCTATAACCAGGACGATCTCACCGTGGCTATCACGCCCATAGCGTTCAGCGGCGACACCCTGCCGGGCATCGGCATGGTGCCGATCCCTATGAACGCCCCGACGTTCCAGCTCCGGCTGACGTGGGATGCCGGGCAGGCGTGGGAGTGGGAGCAGTCGATCCTCTACCTCGTCGGGAGCAAGCAATCGTGATTCCGCAGACCATCGTCCGCGCCGCCACGCTGCGCGACACCATCGACGTGATCGCCAACATGCGCCTCACGATGCGCGGCCAGAACGAGCTGCGTGTCGTAGAGAACGTGACCGGGCTCACGGTAGACGAGCGCTTCATCGCCGCACTGGGGCAGCACAGCATCGGCACCGTGGCGCTCATCAAGGCGAAGGACACGGAGTCCCCCGCCCTCGTGGTCGCCGGGTTCATCCCGCTCCGCCCGGGCGTGCTGCGCACATGGATGCTGGCGACCGATGAGGCATGGGACAAGTATGGCGGTGAGCTGACGGTCTACACCGAGCGCGGGATTGCCTTGCAGCTCAACGGCGCACGCCGGATCGAGACGATCTGCCCCGATTCGCATGAATTGGCGAAGGCGTGGTATCCTCGCCTCGGCCTAAAACAAGAAGCCACCCTCGCAAAGTACTGTTCGGACGGCAGTGATGCCGCCCTTTTCGTTCGCGTGCGAGGTGACGAGTAAATGTGCGGCGGAAACCCCAATGCTGCTACGCAGGCTGCTCAGCAACAGCAACAGCAGTCGCAGAATCAGATCAATGCCAACATCGCCGGCATCAACTCCGCCTTCGCCAACCGCGGCGGCGAGTACAGCGACTATCAGAAGGCGCTGCAGGGTCAATACCAGACCGAGCTGAACCGCCAACAGGCTATCGCGACCCGCAACAGCAAGTTCGCCACGGCCCGCAATGGCCTCGCCGGCGGCTCCGCGGCTGTCGATGCCGGCACGATGCTCGGGCAGGAGGAGGCCGAGGGCACGGTCAACGCGCAGCAACAGGTTCAGTCGGCGGTCGCGAAGCTCGAGGCGAACGATCAGGCCACCCGGCAGCAGATGATCTCGCTGGCGCAGGCCGGCGGCAACATCGGCAACGCGGCTCAGATGACCGCGGATGCCCTGCGGGCGAACGTCGGCAACGCACAGAACGTGAACGCGGCGCAGGGCCTCGGCACGGTGTTCGGCGATGTGACGACCGCCTACAACAACGAGCAGCAGGCCGCGGCGCTGCGCAACGGCGTGCTCAAGGGTCAGATCTACGCGAAATCGGGGCTCGGCTGATGATGCGCGAAGTACTCAAGCGGGACGACCTGACGTGGCGCGAGAAGCTCGCGTTCCTCGCCTATCGGCTTTCCCCGGTGACGGACATGAAGATCACAGACTGCCCGGTGAAGGAGAGCTTCGAGAACGGCAATTATGTCCGCGAAATCTTCATCCCGGCGGGCACAGTGTTCATCGGGCGCCCGCATCGCAGAGGGCACCACATACGCGGCATCTCCGGCACGGTGATCTATCGCGACGAGAATGGCTCGCGCTACCTCACAGCGCCTTTCGATCTTTTCACTGAGCCCGGCACGCAGTGCGCGGTGACGGCGCTCACCGACCATGTGGCGCGCACGTACCACCCGAACCCCGGCATGTGCCAGGATTTCACGGAGTGCGAACTCGCGGCCTTCGAGCCCGTTGAGGACGTGCTCGAACTCGGTCGCGCTGTGGATCAGCGCACGAAGGAGCTTGAATGTCAGGTCTAGCCCTCGCAATCAGCGCAGGACTCGCCGCCGCAGGTGCGGGGACTGAAGCCTATGCGAACCATCAGGCGCTCACGAAGCAGGATCAGGCCGCCGCGGCCGGCATCATGGCTCAGCAGCGCCTCAAGCAGCAGGCGCAGGCCGATCTGCAGCCGGCGATCCAGACCGCGAAGAATAACGACCAGAACATCGCTGCGAACCGTACTGCACTCAACAGCCAGTACGCCGCGGCGCTGCAGCGTGCGGCCCCCGTGCAGAACACGAACGGCGCTCTCCCGGGAGCCAGCAAGACCTATGCGGCCGACGTGGCGAAGGCCGTCGGCAACAATCAGGTCTTCGGCAAGAACTACGCGAACCTGACGGCCGCCGGCGGCGCGCCGATCCTCACCGGCCAGCAAACACAGGAGCAGCTCGGCGACGTGGCGACGAAACTCGGCGGGCTCAACACGCAGTCGCAGAACGCGAACCAGCTCACGCAGATGCAGGTACAGGCGATCACGGCGAACCCGTGGCTCCTCGGCGTCGGGGCGCTGCTCGGTGGCGCGAGCCGCGGTGTAGGTTCCTACTACGGCAGCAAAGCGCGCCCTGATCCGACTACTGGGCTGACATACGACCCAGGCCCCGGCTATGGTGTGGCACGAAGCGGCCCATACGAGCCTTATCAGGGATAACACATGCCTATCGAGAACCCCACAATCGGCTACGCTGACCTCGGTGCCGCCCTTGCCGGCGGCAACTCGGCGAATGTGGCCTACCGCGAAGCGCAGGGAGAGAACCTCGGCGCCAACACGCAGCGCGCCATAGCTGAGGCCAACGCTCAATTCGCGAAGAACAAGGCGCTCGCCGACCCGGCGCTCGAGGCGAAGCTCGCGGCCGTCGCCGGCGGAAGCCCGGCGCTCGGTGCCGCACTGGCGCACCTGAACCGCGCCGGCATCAACCCGGAGCAGGAGTTCGCGGCCATTGGCACGAATCAAGCGACCAGTGAGCACGCAACCGTGGCGAACCCGGAGGCCGCCGCGCCCGCGCGCGTCGCCGCGGCGCAGTCGCTCTCGCCCGGTGGCCTCGCAAACCCGCTCATGGACGCGAACCGCCAGTTGGCGGAAGCGAAGGCCGCGGGGATCAACGCCGGCATTCCCGGGAGCGTGCGTCTGCAGAACGCCAAGGCTGCGCTCGCCGAAGCGCAGGCCGCTCATCCCGAGCTGTTTCACCCGCAGAGCTCGCTCAATATTCCGGCTGATCCGGCCAAATTGCGCGCGCTCTATCAGCTCGGCGTACTGGACCCGAGCACGGCGAATCGCGCTTCCATTTCCGGTCCTGCAGTGGACGCAGCCTACTATGCGGCGTTCCCAGAGGACGCTCCGCCCCGCGGCGCTGCCCCGGCGGCTCCCGGCGCGCCCCCCGGCCCAACCGCGCCGCCGGGGCCGAACGCTCTGCCGCCGCTCCAGCCGGGCGGCAACGCGCACGCAGAGATCAAGCAGTCAGACATGCAGTTCGCGTCCGTGAAGCCCACCGACCCGGGCGGCAAGATCGCTGCGGGCAACAAGCTGACGGCCCACTTGGGACTGCTGCAGCACCTTCACGACGCGCAGCAGGCCAACGACATGCCGACCGCGCAACGTATCTTCACGATGCTGACGGGGCAGGCCGGCAGCGACATCCCGACCATGAACAAGCTCGCCTCCCATTTCGTGGGCGACGAGATGGAGTCGTTTCTTGCCGCCAACAACGGCACGCTAGAAGGCCGCAATCAGGCGCAGTCGCATTTCAATCAGAACAACATCGGCGCCGATCAGCTCCAGAGCAACATCAAACTAGGCCGTGAGCTCATGGGTGGCCAGTTCGCCGGGCTCAAGAAGGCGTACTCAACGCCGACGGCCCGCAGCGATGCGCAGGTCAGCGGCTTCAGCAAGCGTTTTCTGCTTGATCCTTCCATACTCGACGACTGGGAGAAGGAGCACGGCGCGGTGACGCGCAATGGCGCACTGCCGCCTGAGACGTTCCCGACCACGCCGGCCGCTGCGCCGAAGACCGACAGCCCGGTCACTCTGGACGCCTATCTCAAGAGCAAGGGGTTCTAAGTGACCCAGGTCGCGATGCCCGATGGGACCGTGGTGGAGATGCCTGATCAGCTCGATCCGGCACTGGGCGCCCGCCTGCGTGCATTCCAGCAGAGCGGCGGCAAACCGCCTGCGCCGGCCCCGACTGGCGTCGGTGAGCGCGCGCTTAATCTCGTCAAGGACGTAGCGGCGACCCCGTTCAAGATCGCGGGCACGGCTGCAGACGTGGGGAGCCGGCTGAGTGCCGCGCTCGATCCGTCGCAAGCCGGTTCCCCGCTGCCCGAGTACGGCGAGCACAACTACGTGCCCCCGGCGCTACAGCACGCTCCCACGGTGCTCAGCCCCGAGGAGCAGCAGTTCAACGAGACGCAGAAGACCCCCGCTCAGCGCGCCATCGAGGGCGCGCACGGGCCGCTCATCGACACGCTGAAGGAGAATGCCGGCCCGGCCGCAACGCTCGTAGGCGCCGTCGCTGGTGTCCCCGGGGCGGTGCGCGGTGGCGCCGCCGCGATGAGCGGAGCCGTGGACCGGCTCGAAGCAATCGGTGCTGCGAGCCCGACGGAAATAGCCGGTGCAGTGCGCCGTGCGACCGCCCCTACCCCGATCCAGGAACTCAACCAGGCCGGGTATAAATATCGGCCGTCTGACGTGCAGGCCCGCAACCCGACCATGCAGGACGTGCCGGGCTCCACGCGCGAAGCGATTACTTCCTCGCCCGAGCAGACGCAGCAGATCATCCGCAACAACTCGGCGCTCAGCACGCGGCTCATCGGCGAGGACATCGGAATCCCTAACGCCACGAAGCTGACTCCGGCGCACTATGCCGAGGCACGGCTCGCACCCGGCGCCACCTACGACCGCGTAGGCGACGCTGTGGGCACGGTCGAACGTGCAACCACCGCAGCACCCGACACCCTACAAGCCCTCGCTGGCGATCAGTCGGTGCAGGCAATGCCGGCCACAGCGCGCACGCAGGCCGCGCGCGTCGCCGAGGGTCTTCGCAGTGGCCAGTACACCGGCCCGCAGCTCATCAGGGACATCTCCTACTTCCGTCAGGTTGGCGGGATCTCCGGCCGTGCCGCCGCGAACGCGCTCGAGGAGGAGCTCGGCGCACAGGTGCAGGCCAAGGCCCCCGCCATGACCGGCGATTACGAGGACGCGCGCACCCGGTTCGCCAAGATCCAGAACGCCGAGGACGCGACCACTGGCGGCCTCATTGATGCGGCTGACTACAAGCGCTACGCCGAGAACAACCCGCGGCTTCTCACCGGGAACTCGCGCCTCGTGGCGCTGGCCGGCGGAGAACTGCCGGCGGTGACGCGCCTGCCGAGCGCCGGCACCGACGTATCGCCCGTGAAGGGTACGCTCTACGACACGGCCATGAACGCGGTCGCCCGCGGCGCCGCGAAATTGCCGGGCGTTAACATAACCCGTCCCGGCATTCAGGCGAGGACCGCCAACGCCGCTCCGCCGCCCGGCCCCTTGCCGACTGGCCCGTACCAGCGCGGCATCGCCACACCGCGCCAGCTCGAGCTGCAAGGCCCGAGCGCCGATCTCACGCCGCCCCCGGGCGAAGTGGGGCCGCAGCCGCTCGGCGCCGCACTGGCACAGCCCGCGCCGCTCCCGCGACCGATTCAGCAGCAGATCAAGCTGCGCGACGAGCGAGCTCAGCAGCCCGGCGGCGGCACGACCCCCGCTCCGCCGATCCCCGAGCCCTATGGCGGTGCGCAGCCGCCCGAGGGGCAGTTGCCGAAGCGGCTAGGGGACTACCTCCGCTACCTCATGGAGCACGGCCCGGCGCCTTCAACGCCTACTCCGGGGTTCACGCCTTCCTCAGACCTGCGCCGACTGCTCGATCAGGGCCATACGCTCGACACTATCGAACAGGACCCGAAAACAGGCAAGTACCGCCCAATATTGAGGAGCGCCCTGCGCGCTTCAGAGCCCAATGGCGAGTAGGATCAGAGTCCCCATAATCGGGGGGCTTAACAAGTCCGTCGTCATCGAATCAGGCGCCACGGTCGGCGCTCAGATCGGCACGAACTTCCGCATGCCCGATGGCACGCTCGCCACCGCGGCTTCCCTCGCGGCGTACATCGGCGTGCCGAGCGCCTCAAGCCTCAACACGACGGTGGTGTGGCAGCGGGTGCAAGGAATCCCTGCCAATGTGCTCTCCATCGCAGCGCTCGCCACCTACGGCCCTGTGGTGCGCCGGGCGGACGGCTCTTTTGGCACCGTATCGAACTTCCCGGTCGTCGAGGGTGCGGACGGCGGCCAAGGGCAGGACGGCGATCCCGGGCCGCCCGGTGCCGCAGGCCCGGCGGGCGCCGCCGGTGCGCCCGGCGCGCAGGGTCCTCCGGGCCTCCCGGGCGACGATGGAGCCCCGGGTGCTGACGGCGATCCGGTCCCGGGACCACAAGGGCCTACCGGCGCGACCGGCGCCACAGGTCCCGCCGGAGCCACTGGCCCCGCTGGCGTGGCGGGTCCTCTCGGCCCGCAGGGCGATGAGGGGCCGGAAGGCCCGCAGGGCGACCCGGTGCCCGGTCCCCAAGGGGCGACTGGCGCCACCGGTGCGACCGGCGCTACGGGCGCCACAGGGCCGCAGGGCGTATCCGGCCCCATAGGCCCCGAAGGAGATTTTGGCCCGGAAGGCCCGCAGGGCGATCCGGTGCCCGGCCCGCAGGGTCCGCAGGGTCCCACGGGCGCCACCGGCGCCGCGGGCTCCATTGGCCCGGCCGGCCCGGCAGGCGTCCCCGGCGGCGCAGTCGATGGCGTGGACGGCCACGAGGGCGATCAGGGGCCACCGGGGCGCGACTCCTCGAGCCTCTACCAGCAGCGCGGTGCGAGCTGGTGCGGCGGCGGCACGCAGATCATCATCCCGGCTAACGTCACGGACGTGCCGATCTACATCGCGCAGGACTGCACGATCAAGGATGTGACGATCCTCACCGAAGGCGGCACGGGCTCCTGCTCCATCGACATCTGGAGCTTGCCCATCGGGAGCTACCCTCCCACGGTCTCGAATAGCATCGTGGGCGGCAACTACCCGGCGATCTCAAGCGGCACCAATTACCACGATACCGCGCTCACCGGCTGGAACACGGCGGTCGGCGCCGGCTCGACGCTGATTTTCCATCTGCAGAGTTCGAGCGTCTTCACGACTGTAACGATCATGCTGACGCTGAAGCGCACCAACAGTGATCCGAACGACGGGTACACCGACGCTCGGGCTGTGGCGGCGGTCGCCGCGGCGCTCGCCAACACCGGCAACGTAGCCTTCACGTACTCCGGTGGCTCGATCAGCGCCGAGACGACCGGCGGCAGCGGTGCGTGGGCGCAGACGCTCAATAGCGGCGCGAATACGCAGTGCAGCCTCACGCTCCCCACGGGGCTCATAATCAAGTGGGGCAACTACTCCAAAGCGAGCGCGAGCACGTCCCCGGTGACGACGAATTTCGACGTGGCGTTCCCGAACGCCTGCATCATGGCGGGACCGGTGTTCCAAACCGGCAACGCCAACAACGGCTACATCGAGCGCGCGGCGTCCTTCGGGACGAGCAGCTTCACGACGAACATCGACTCCTTCGATATATCGAAGAACCCCTCGACCACGGTCTACTGGATCGCGATAGGAAACTAACATGACGACAGCAAGCACCAACACAGTCATCGCGCACACGAGCGACGCTACGTTCCAGGCGTGGGTGCAGGAGGTCTATACCAACCTCGTGACGAACTGCGGTCTGACGCAGACCACGGACACCGGCCAGATGGCGGTGCCCTGCGCGTCGTCACGGCCGGGCACGAGCACCGCGGCTGGCTACTACGTCTTCAAGTTCAACGATACGCTGCAAAGCACGTCGCCGATCTTCATCAAGCTCGAATTCGGAACCGGAACCTCGGCCAGCAACCCGCAGATGTGGATAACAATCGGCAGCGGTTCGAACGGTTCAGGCACGATCAACGGCACTGCAGGGACGAGGGTGGCTTGTGGCTCTGGTGCCTTGCTCCTGAGCACTGTAACGAACTACGTATCGCGGTACTGCTACAACACCACCCAAGGCTTCCTCGGCATGGTGTTTAAGATCGGAGGTATATCTACCAGCAACGATACAGTATTCGGGTTCTTTGTTTTCCGCAGTGTCAACAGTGCCGGCAACGCCACCGCCGATTCTGTGATGCTGCTGACTAATTCATCGAGCGCTTCGGGTACCTCATCCGCTGGCAACATGCAGGTGATAAGCTACAACCTGTCAGCGGCTTACCTCAATTCAAACCCAATCGCAGTCTCAACCGGGTGGGGTTACGTACCGTTCGGCTCTACCGGTACGCTCGAAGGTACGGCAGGACAGATTTTCCCAGTATTTCAATGGGCCGGTAGCTCAAGCGTGCCGGGGTACGGCGTCACGAACGCTTTGGCCCTCTGCTTGCAATCAGAAATCAATATAGGATCTACCGTCACCGTAACGGTTCTCGGCTCCGTGAGTTTGACTTACGTAAATGTCGCCTCCGGTGTAGCTGTAACGGGCCTCACGAATGTCTCTTACGCCATCACCGCGATCAATGTTCTCATGCTGTGGCAGTGACCTATGGCGAACACCTTCACAGGACTTGGACCGAGCGGCGCTTTCCCGGGGACAGCGCAGCCGCTTCTGCCGTCATTCCCGTCGGTGAACGCCGACGTGCAGCCTGCACCCACCGCTGGCTCTAGCAACGCGCTGGCCCCGTACACACCGATTGCACCGCTGCCCGGCGCTTTGGGGCCGAGTAGCACCCCTTTGTGACTTCTGTTAACCTGTAACCTGGAGGATCTTTCCGATGACCATGAAACGAATCGTTGGCCCGACGCAGCTCAGCAACTCGGCCGGCACGCTGTACACCGCACCCACCGGCATCCGTGCCGTCATCAAGCGCATCCACATCGTCAATCCGACGAGCACGGCCTACACGTTCACGCTCTCCATCGGCAACGACGCCGCGGGCACTGAGCTCTACAAGACGCAGAGCATCGCGGCGAACGGCGGGTACTTCGACGACTACGCGAACTACACACTCGAGCCGGCGGACGTCCTGCAAGGGTACGCCAGCGCCGCGAGCAAGCTGACCATCGTGGTCAACGCGGACCTGACGGCAACCTGATGTTCGGCGTAGAGGCATTGGCGGCCTATGCGCTGGAACTGCTCGGCGAGGTCCACTGCGATCTCGCCGATGTCCCCAAGGCGCAAGCGCTGGTGGCAATGTTCGAGAGGATCAAATCGGGCGAGTACATCATCGTGACGCCGGCACCGAATGCGCCCGTCGCGAGCGCTAACCCGGTGCCGCCGGGAGCGCTACATGGGTGATTGGCTCTTGAGCCTCCTCGACTGGAAAGTCCACGGCCCGCTCGGCGCTGCCGTGGTCGCGATCCTTTACGCGGGGCGCCAACACATGAAGCGGGACGCCCGGAGCTTCGAGCACCTCGAGACGCGCCTGAAGGTGCTTGAGACGGATCGAGTCGTGCAAGCTGACGTGAAGCGACTCGAGGATCAGATGGGCGCAGGCTTCACTGAAGTCCGCGCGAGCACGAACAAGATCCTCGAGATCCTGGCGACGAAGACCTAGCGGCCCCAGCAGCGGTACGCGGTCGCCTTCGGGTGCTCCGCGCACCACTTCTCGTCCATTTGCCCGAAACCCTGCACGAACGTGCAGCCCCCAAGCAGCAGACAGATCAGGGAAACTGACAGAGCTTGCATACGGTGTAGCCGCACTGGCAAACCCGAAGCGGCTCATCGTCAACGGCCGCTGCGGCACTCGCCGGATCAACCGAGCCGTGCAATATTCTTTTAGCCTCGGCCCTCGCAGCTTCTAGCGTCACCATCGTCCCCTGCGCATCATAGCCTGCGGGTGCAAGGCCGAGCGCTTCGCTGATCTTTTCTGAAATGCCGGATAGACGCGCCGCAGTCTGATCACACTCGATGGTGAGCTGCAGCTCGGCCAGCAGTCGCCACGCAGCCTTCGCGAGATGGTACTGCCCATCGGAGTCGAGCTTGGTGCCAGTCGCGTGATCCCACATATGCCGGAACGCAGTGTTCATCTGATCGGTCGACTTCTCGCGCGCCCACTTAATGTCGGCCGGCGCGAGCTCGGGATTGTGCTGGATATTCCCCGCGACGCTCACACGCACCATAGCGAGGATTGCGTCGGGGAAGTAGCGCGTCAGGAAAGTGAGGATCGGGAGCGCCTTGCGTTCTTTGTCGTTCGTTGGGAGCACATCATCCTCCTACGGGCTTGTTGTCGTGACCGAATTTGAGACCGTTGAACCATCGGCGAATCGCGTAACTGCGGGCCAGCGAAATCAGAGTGTACAGCAGGCCGATCTGAAAATTCTTGGCAAACGTTAGCGTGCCGAAGCCGAACAACGGCAAGATGAGCATATTGGCGGCGAAGTTTATACCGAAGCCGACGGCGATGTTGGCCCACGCCTCGACGGCAGACCCTAGCTTTGTCTGACTCATCCGCGCGGCACCGACACCCAATCTTGGGGTTTGAACTTCTTCGACTGATCTACGTAGATAGGGGCATCCCATGTAATACCGTGCTCGGGGTGCGTGATCCACCAGTTCTGCGCCGGGGGCTCGAACGGGAAGTTGTTGGTGAAGGCGTACTCATCGTAGCCCTTGAGCGCCGGGTTTACGATGACGCGCGTCAGCATGATCCGCTGATGCCAGTGGCCCATGACGAGCGTATCGTAGTCCTGCTCGATCTGCGCGTTGCGCGAGCGCTTCTTGTGATCGCCGCGCAGAATCGGGCCGAGCGCGCCGATCATGCCGTCGCCACCGCGGAACTGGTCGCCGTGTGTCAGGACGTACTTGTGCGAGTAGATCCGGTAGGCAGCGTCCGAGCCCTCGGGAATGTAGAACGTGATGCGCTTGTCGGTCTGCAGGCTGCGAGCGAGGAACTGATAGAGCAGCCAATCGAAGGAGGTGTGGTTCCGTCCCTTCGCGTAGATCTTCAGCGTATCTCGCCCATGATTCCCCGACACACAGGGCAAGAAGACGGCACCGAATGTATCAGCCAATATCCTGATAGCCGGGGCGAGGTTATCAACCAAGTCGAGCACGACTGGCATTGTAGGAACTTCGTTGCTGGCTCGCAGTTCTTCATGAATTGCTCCAGACACCATATCACCACCGAGCGGGACAACGATTCCGGGATACCGCATTTCGCGATCAAGAATACGGCACAAATGGACCGCAGTCTCGATGCACGAGCGCAGACGTTCGCGGGCAATAGCGACCGAAAACTGATTGACATTGTTCACCTGTTTCGGGAAGACGCGCTCGCCCCAGTGAAAGTCGGAGAGCTGCAGCGTCGGCACGCCGGGGCAGCTCAGCGAGCGCGGCTTGACCGTCCAGTCGGGCGCGTTCAACTTGTCGAGGCCGAGCGTCGCGGTGCCGATGAGTTGCTTGATAGCGGCCGTGTCGGCTTGCTCGCGTGTCGCGGCCTTGAGATCCTTCTCAAGCTGCCCGATCCGACGTTGGAGGTCGGGGGTCGCGTTCTTCGCCTGCAGCCCGGCCTGTCGCGCCTGCTCAACTCGTGACTTAACTGTGCTCGGCGGGAGGCCGAGAGCCCGGGCCGCGGCTGCAGCGCTGCCCTCCTGCGCGAGAACGTCGAGCGCCTGCTGCATCAGAGCCTTCGAGAGCTTTGGTGCCGCCATGTTACTTACCCGTTAGTGCGTCGCGGTCGGCCCAACACTGGACGGCGGCTGCGTCGTCGGCCCGGACGGCATCTGCGAGTCCTGCAGATATTGATTCCAGTCGCCCAAGGCGCGCGGACCACGCAGCGATGGCCGCGGAGAGGCCGGCGGAACCTTGTAGCACGGGGTCGGTGCTACGAGCGGAGGAGAGTGCGCGCAGGCGCTCAGTATCAGAAGCATGCTGCAGAGCAGCGGCTTGGATAGCCTTGTCATACGTGTCCTTGTTCTGCGCCTCTCGCGCAGCGTAGTCAGCAGTGAGGTCTTTGATCTGTTGGTTCGCGGTATCGAGTGCGGTCTTGCTCTCGGCCTTTACGGTCGCGGCGTAGTTCACCGCATCGGTGTATTTGTCGTAGAAGTGCCAGCCGAGCACCGCGATGCCGACGACCAGGGCGCCGTAGAACCAGTCCTTCGTCGGGATCAGTGCGAGCAGTGCGCCCATGTCAGCAGTCCTTGTGCAGATCGTCGTGGATGTTGAGCCAGTGATATGCGGCAGTCATCGTACCGCACACTGCAGCCCACGTCGCGAAGTTGCCGTCGCTCGGGTGCCGCCACAGGTACACGCTTGAGAAGATCCACATCAGCGCCACGAGGCCGCCGACGAGGTAGTCCCTCAGATCGAAGCTGGATACTGGCCCGTCAGGAGATAGTTGGCGAGGCGGGTCACACGTCCCAAGCCCACTTCGGAGATCCACTTTGGGCTCGCCAGCAGGTTGTCGTGCGCCGCCTGCCAGTTCTGCGCCCGGATCGCAAACCGAGTTGCCGGAAATTCGTCGCGCCAGTGCTCGAGGCCAAGATTGAAAACGCATTCTGTCACCGCGTTCTGTCTGCAGGGTGTGTCGAGTAGAGGCCACTCGCTCAGGTGCATCGCACCTTGCTGAGCCTTCGTTATATCAGCGTTCAGCCAAGCCCACGCTTGATCTGGCGTGCAGATGAGGCCCTGCACTACTTCGGGTCCAGTATGCCCGAGGGCAATCGTCCAGACTCCGCCATCGTCCTGGTACGCCTCGAGGATGGGGATTCCACCCGGCGCTTCGGCTCGTGCGATGTCCCGCGCGAGCCGCGGATCGACGTAACCCATCACTCCTCGGGAGTGGACGGCGCCTTCTCGACGCCCTGCTTGAGCGCCTCGAGACCGCCCTGCTTGAGCGCCTCGAGACCGCCGTTCGGTACCGGCTCCATATGGCCGATGCCGAGCATGCCCTTCAGGCCGTCGAGGAAGCTCTTGACGTGCTCGGGCTTCGGTGACTCGGCCGCTGCGCGCTCACGGTCGGCGTCGCTCGGATCGGGGCCGGAGTGGTAGGTACTGGGCTTGCCCAGTGCGTGCTTCAGCTCCTCGCTCATCGGTGCCGGGTCGGCCATCGTTGATTCCTATAGAAGATCGGAAACGTCGTTCGGGTCGCTATCATCCCCCGCCGCGTTGCGTATTGCAAGCGGGATGCTCTCGTCCCACTGGCCCGGGGGTCGAGCGCCGGTTTCGATGTGGGAGAGCATCAGCCGATGGGGTAATTGCCGCCACTGGCCTCGATTACGCCATACGTATACGTCGCCTGCAACGGTATGCACTTTATCGAATGGGATCTGCGCGGTCTTGAGCACACTGCCCATTCGCAGCACGTTGGGCGCGTGCTGCCCGATCAGCATGTCCCGCACGTCGGTCCCGCGCACGATGTCGCGGTTGAAGGGCGCCTCTTGCGCCATGATCGCCTCATAGATCCGGGCGCTCCATCCGCTCATGCTGGCGAGCACCATCTCGCGGCGCGCCTTCGTGCGCGGCGGCTTGCCCGTGGGGCTGAAGCCGGTCAGGTCCACGCGGTCGAAGATCCAGCGCAGCTTACCGGCGGCATCGGGCTGCTTGAGGAAGCCCTCGTAGAGATCGGCCGCTTCCTGGTCGTCCATGTTCTCGCCGGTCATCTCGCAGATCGCCCATCGGCGGTCGTCATTCTCGATGTGGAGCGCGTCGTCGAAGTTGGTGCTGCCGGTGAATTGCAGCCGGTTCGGCACTTTATACGGCTTCAGCCCCTTGGGGTGTAGCGTGATGTATGGTTCGGTGATCCACTCTTTGACCTTGTTCGAGAGCGTGATGCGGTCGCGCTTGCCGCCCTCGGTCTTGAGCTCATCGAACGTGATGAACCAGTTGTTGCAGAGCAGATCGTTAAAGTCGCTGTTCAGCACCTCGTTGCTCATGGGCGCCGTGTTGTTCACGCCGTAGAGAAGCCGCGGAACGGTGCTCATCAGCGTGCCTTTGCCAGTGCCCGGCGCGCCGCACAGCAGCGGTGCCACGCCGATCTTGACGCCCGGGTGGCGAAGCGCATAAGCGAAGTACTGCAGCAGCCAGCGCCGGAAGGCTTCGTCCTCGATGCGTTCCAGCAGGCGCTTCCACGCCTCGAGGTTGGCGACCGTGGGCCGCACTGGCTCTACGACGTAGGGCTTGTAGAGATTCAAGTACCGCTTGCCGTCGCTGTCTGTGAATATGCGGCCCTCGCCGGGGTGAAAGCCCGGCGCATGCACGATGAGCCGGTCCTCGGAAGCTAACGCCGAGCGCCAGAAATCGAGCGGCCGCTGGCGCTCCGTCTTCGACCCGCTCCGCGTTTTGACTTCCCACTGCGGCATGTGCCCGAGGAAAATGTTGTTCAATCCCTCCGCGCTCGTAGCGCAGTCGAGGTGCTCATCGAGATTCGTGATGCGCGGCTCGGAGGGCAGCGTCCAGAAGCGGTCTTGCCCCATGAGGTACACAACGCGTGGTGCAAGCAGCGCCTTGGCGCGACCGTAAGGTGTGTCGTCACCGATGCCCTCGGCGAACTCCGCGATGGCCGCGGGATCGCCGGGTGCCTCGGGCGGAGCGGCCTCGGTCGGGAACTGTTCAGGATCGGCCACGCGTTCGGCCAAAAGGGTCCCGACCCCCACTCCCCCGGCGGCGCGAAAACTGCGCCAATGCGACATAAGATCGGCGGTGCCTTTGTACTTCTCGCCGCGGCGGGACCAGTTGTCCCATACGTAGAAACCCTGCCCCTTCGTAGCCGCGTGGACGGCCATGCCGATCTTGATCCACTCGAGGTAATCGCAGTCAGGGTCCCTTGAGGCCAGAAGCTCCGCCAGCTCCTCGCCGCTGGCCTCCGTTGGCATGGGCGGCGGTTCGGCGCTGGCAGGAGCGGGGCTGAGCTGCGCCGCCCATATCGTGTCTAATGCGGCCGGGAGCGGGGGCAGGCCCAAGAGCAGGTCGGCCCCGCCCCAGGCGTAGGGCTTGCCGGTGTCCGGGTGGATCGAAGGCGGCAGCACGTCCTGCGCGCCGATGCAGCGGAAGTCGAGGATGTTGCGCTTCGCCTCGATGATCTTCTTCGAGGGTCGGGCCTCGGGGAGCGCGAACAGCAGCTTCCCGTGGTTGCCGCGCCCGGAGTCGATGCGCACGCATTCGGGATTCGCGAATAGCGAATCGAGATCAAAGCCCTGCTCGGCGAGCCACGCCTTCGCTTTCTCGTAGTCGTCCACGTCGAGCGCGCAGGTCCCGCTCCACTGGTGAACGAGCCCGGCGCTGAGTGCGTTCTCGTTGAACGGCGCGCCCTGCGTCTGCCAGCCGGGATTCCGCGGCAGCTTGGTGCCAGGCCGCAACTCCGTGAGCTGCCAGCCGAAGCCGAGGTATTCGGACCAGCGGCTCATACGCGCCACACCGGGATGCCGCGCTCGAGCGCTGCGGCTATGCAATCCTCAGTTCCACGACCGCCGGGGAAAGCGATGAGGATGTGAGGCTGCTCGTTATCAAGCATCTTGCGGTTGCGGATGGGGCCTGCCGCGCGACCATGCTGCGCCCAGTCGGCGCGGTATTCGACATGCTCAACACCGTTCTGTGCCGCCCATTCGTGACATAGCTGATCTGCTCCCGGGGCGCCGCCGTGAACGAGCCGACTTACACCAAGCGGCCCGAGCGTGTTGCAAACGTGAAAGCGGTCCACGTAAGTACGACCGCCGGTCACGGCTACGACTAGATATGGCCTTGGACTACCCACGGAGCGCTCGCGCGGCCATGAGGGCGTCCATGACCGTCTGCTTTTCGTCGGTGCGGTCTAGCACTGTTTGATCCAGGGTGTCGAGGGCCATCAGATCATACACGTTCACGGCGCGGTCGTAACCCGCCTGCGCTTGGCGCACCGGACCGATGCGATCAATCACTTGTGACCGCAGCTCAAGGTCCCAAAACGGGCTGAAGAACGCCATGCTGCGACCGCCGTGTTGGAGGTTGGTCCCGTGGCCGCCGCGCAGCGGGTGCAGGAGCATCAGCGGGATGTTGCCCTCGTTCCACGACTTCTCCTCGCGCTTGCCCATGAACACTTGGGCGTGCGGGAACCGCTTCTGCACCATCTTCGCCTCGTGGACGAACTGGTAGACCACGATAAGGTTCTCGCCGCCGAGTTCATTGATGAGCGATTCGAGATCGTCGAGTTTGGCCTCGTGGATAACTTGGGGGCTCTTCTCATCGTCGAGCACGCCTCCCGCGGCCATCTGCAGGAGCTTGCTCGAGAGCGTCAGCGCGATGCGGGCGGTGACTTCAGCGTCCCGGTTTTCGCCTTGTATCTCTGTAAGGCGGACGAAAAAGTCACGCTCCATCTTACGATACAGCGCAGCCCCTTCTGGTGGCAGTCGCACTGGCCGGCGGTACACAACGGGCTTCTGAATATCGAACCAGTCCTCCGTCCGAAATGCCGCAGCGCAATCAGAAAGTAACTCGTGAATCTCTTTTTCGGCGCCCGCCCGAGGGATAATACGCCGGGTATACGCTTCTTGGATGAACCATCGCTGCATGAACTGGTTGTACGCAGGAGCGAGTCTACCTCCGAAGTCGAGAAACCATATCTGGCCCCACAGATCCTTAAGGCCATTCGGCGCTGGCGTTCCGGTAAGCTCGATAAAACGCCCAGTGTCTCGGGCGATTCGAGCCAGAGCACTAGCTCGCTTTCCCCCCTGCTTCGTGCGATAACCTTTAAGTTTTGTAGCCTCGTCGACAATGACGATTCTGAAGGGCCAGTTTGCACCACATACCTCCACGAGCCATTCAACATTCTCGAAGTTGATACAGTACAGGTCCGCCTTCGTGTGCAGCGCCGCCATGCGCTGCTTCGCGCTGCCGGCGATGTTGACCACCGTCAGGTCTTGGAATTGCGACCACTTGTCGCGCTCCGCGGGCCACGTCAGATCGCAAACCTGCTTCGGTGCGATGACGAGCGCGGGAAAGAACTTGCTGCCGGCGAGCTTCAGTATGTCGAGCAGCGCATAGACGAGCGAGGTCTTGCCGAAGCCCGGCGGCATCCAAATCGCCGCGCGCTGCGTGTCGAGCAGAAACTTGAGCCCTATCTCGTGGTAGGGCTTCGGCACCCAAGTCTGCGTCACATGTTGCCTATCAGCCGGAAAAACACATCGACGGCCGCGTAGGTGTCGAGCACGTAGACCTTGATGCCGAGCTTCGCGCGCTCCTCGTGGTCGCGCGCTTGGCCGGGGCGCAGTCCGCCTCCAGGGCGCTTGAGCTCAACGAGGTACATGCGTCCCCACGTTACGGTGACAATCTCATCCGGCACGTCGCGGTTCGAGGGACTCGTGAACTTCTCCGCGCGGACGCCGTTGGCGGCGGCCTGCTCGTAGAAGTACCTGCGGATGTCGGACTCTCTGAGGGGCTTCATTTCCATTTTCCGTACCTCTCGTTTTTCCAAGCCTCGGCCGCGATGGGGAGGCCGCGCGCCCACTCAGGGAGCACGCACATTTGCTCGATTAGCCGCTCCGTACTGTAGCTTCCGCGCGGTATATCGAGCGTGAGTGAGTCATGCACCCGCAGCACAATCGCAGTGCGCGCGTGCGGCGGGAGGCGCGCAAGATACGCGGCGATCTCAGGCACTGTCAACGTGTCCGCGTGCACGTGCAGCGCCGCGGCGCGGAGCAGCCGGTTGGCGACCGCCTGCACGATGTTCTCCCAGTAGAGGCCCGCCCACGCACGCTCGCGGCGCCACTGCTTGTTGCGGGCCGTCATGTAGGAGGTGAACTCGCGCTCGTCCTTGAACCCGGTTTCCGGGTCAACGACCTCCTCCGTGTGGATCTTCGGTGAGAAGTAGGTCAGCCGCGAGCCGTCGGGCAATTCGATCAGTAGGGCAGTGCCAGTTGTCCATATGCGGCAGCGCGCAACCTCGCGAGCCGTGCCCGGCGATTTGATCGCATCGATAACGGCTTTCCCGACCGCATAACCCGTCTTGAAAATGTTGGCGTTGCCCTCGCGGTATGCCTGCTTGAGCACGTCGCAGGCGATATAGACGTCGTGTTCGAGTTCATAGTCCTCACCTCTCAGGAGCGCCCGGCCCCACGCGCGAGTTGCCTTAGCAACATGCCGAGGATCAGCCGCAGGAAGCACGGCAGCAGGCAGGTTGTCCAGATCCAGATTGTAAGTAGCAGCCATAGGCACGAAAGCGCCAACGCCGCCCAAAAACTGCATGGAGAGATAGACGACCTTGGCGATTTGGCGTTGCGCATCGGTCACTTCCTTGAGCGGGATGTTGAATTTCGTCGAGTACCACGTTTTGTAGAGGTCCTCGCCGGAGCGGTAGCGGTCGAGCATCCCGACTTCAGCCGCCAGCCATGCGGCGACGCGGGACTCGACGTTGGAGAAATCAGCGTCGAGAAGCTCGTTGCCCGGAGCGGCGATGATAGAACCGCGAAGCGCGTTTGCACAGGCTGTGTTAGGGCCTCCGTATACCAGCGGATCATCAAGCGCCTCTCCGCTAAGGATTCCCGGGATGACGACTTCACTGATGTACTTCGCTTTCATGGACTGGCGGGCCATGTTCCCGGGCTGGAAGCCTTTGTGGGAATCGCGGCCCGTGCGGCCAGCGCCGAATGCCTGATGCGTATGCCTCAGTCGGTCTTGCGGACCAACGAGCGCCAAACCGCGTCCATACTTCGCTCCACTGGACTTCGCGGCTTCAAGCCGGGATTCAAGCAGGAAGCGCAAACCGGGATCAAGCTCGTCGGTTTCCAGCATTTCACGCACCGTAGCGGCACGGAGGTTAGCCAGCTCGGCGCTGTACCGTCGGTTGAGGTATTCAAGGAGCTTACCGCGCTGTGTAGCGGCGGTAACTTCTCCGGCAGTTGCGGTCGCCACTTGAGCATCGGATCGCTTCTTCGCTTTCTCTAACAGGGCACGCGCGGCGCGGGCCAGTTGCACATCGAATCGGAAGCCTCGCCAGTTGACGAGCTGGTCGAGGTGATACCAGGCGAGGGCATCACCCCTGAAGTTATGAGCCGGTAGCCGCTGATGTATCGCGCGGAGCGCTTCGGTATCCCGAGCAGCATAGGCACAAAACCTTTGCCACTCGTCGGGATAATCCACGGGCTCATCGAACACGCCCTGCCCATTCGGGATGCAAAACCGCTTGATGCCGGACTTGCCATCGGCGGCAAGTTTGGCGCTTGCAAGCGGAATACCCAACACGAGGCCGAGTAGTTCCAACGACCCCGGCAAACCGCTGGCGTAGGCTTGAGCCCGAGTGCAGCGCAGGCGCTCAATAGGGATCTGTAGGCCGAGAGCATAAGTGGCTACTCCAAAGTCGAAGGCGGCGTTGTGGGCGACGAAGGTGTGGTCGTTGTTGAGTGCGCTGCGAATGATCGCGCGCATGTCGTCGGCATCGTTGGCAAGGTGAACGCTTGAGTCATCGAAGGCGTAGGTCAGGATGATCGGCTCGCAGGCGCGCACGTAGCGGTCGGTGCCCTCGTGGATACCGACGTGGCTGCGCGTCTCGAAGTCGAAGTAGAACGTCACTTCTTGCGCCAGCGTAGTTTCAGGTTCGCGCGGTCGCCCGTGGCGTCCCGCGCCTTGTGCTTATGCGGCAGGCCCGACTGGCCCGGCGACCACCGGAACTCCCCCGTCGGCGTCAACTGGCGGTACACCTTGAACAGCGGGTACTCGCTCAGCGGTACGATTGGCGAGAATCGCCCGGAAAGCGGCTTCTTTTTCGGGTCCATTGAGCGTTGAATCCTTGTGCACTTTGTCGAGCGCGGTGTAGAGGATGCGCGCGACCACGCCCGGCGCGCCGGGGAGACGCATCTGCTGCCTGAAGAACCGCAGCGCATCGCGCCGCTTCTCTTTCCCGAGCTTCGCGCGCGGATCCAGCTTGTTGAAGGTGCTCATGGGTCGTCCGGTGGTGCGGCCTTTTTAGCCTTCGTGAGCCGAGCCGCTTGCGTGATGCACTTCGCCACAGAGGCGGCGACCGCACCGTCAATGCTCACGACCGAGGCTGGCAGCATAAAAGGTCCGTAGCACTCGGTGATCCGTACGCGGCCGTTTTCGGTCACGTCTATCAGCCACTCTGCCAGCTTGTTCGGGCTACGAACCATCCACTTGGCGGCCACTAGTGTTGCCTCTTCCCAAGCCGGTTTCGGTATACGCGCCATTCGGGTGTAGGGTCCATCAGAGTTGCTTACCTGTCGTCTCGTCAGTTATGCTATCGTGTCTTTGACTGTGGCCGTGCGCCACTCTACGGGCAGCTTCATGACAGCAGTTGGATCATCGGAGCGCTGCTGCCGTCTTTGGTCTTCTCGACCATGTGCTGCGTCAGGAGGTGCAGCGCCAGCGTGACGCCGAGCATCGCGGCCGGGTCCTGATTGCCGCGCAGCAGGTCGATGACGACCGTCTCGATGCGGCTTGCGGCGGCTCGAGCGCGCATGCGCGCGTCGGTCGGCGCTTGGCTCATGATCTCGCCGAGGATGTCGATATTGTGGCGAATGTCATCGCCGCGAAACTCAAACTCGCTCACGTTAGCTCCTTGAAGAAACGCCGTTATTTGATGCTTCCCGACGGGCGCGCGGGAAGGGTTCACTGCGGGCCGGCGCAAAACCATTCCGCAATGGCCTAGGCTCTACCCGAGTAGGTCGCCCACGTCACCGCCAGAAGTGGCGGTGGGCGCGGCACCGTCGGCGTCCGTCGGCTCGATCCCGAACTCGTCCACGGCCGCAACGCGGCCGCCGCCGCCGAGCGGCGCACCCTTGCGGGTGTACTGGATGCCGAGGATCTGGCAGGCGATGAGTTTGCCGCCCTTCGGGTGGCTCATGGCGTAGATCGCGACGAGCGCGTTGCCATAGTCACCGCTGCGGGGGCGTCCGTCGCTTGCCGTCAACTCGACATTGACGCCGCCACGGGTCTCGACTACTCGGAAGCGGTTCTTGCTGTTGCCGCTGATGAAGTAGTTGCCCGCGTAACCGTCGGCGTTCCCCTTCAGCTCGCCTTTCTTGAGGCAGAGCTTGTTCTTCGCTTTCATCTCCGCGAGCGCCGCGTCGGCGTCGTCCTTCCAGAAGTCCTTGGCGACGTCCTTGATCGCCTGGGTGACTTCCTTCAGTTGCGGATGGTCGGGGGGCAGGATGAAGTGAGAGCAATAGCTGATTCGCCCGTCGTCGTTCTTGAAGCCCTCGAACGCATAGAGGTAGCTGAAGCGCACATTCTTGAGTAGCAGTTCTCGATTCGCCTTGATCGCCATTTACAGAGTCTCCTATCGTGGTTTGTTGGATGTTGCCCTAACTCGGGCGCCGTTACGATACGCGACGCCGAAGGGTCGGTCAAACACAATTTTCACGCCCTTGTAGTACAGGTCCTTGGAGTCGCGCTTGAACGTGACCGGGCGATACTGCGGGTGGTCGATTCGGTGCATCATCGGGGCTGTTCCTCGCCATACTCCGCTGTCCCGTTCATAGCAGTTCTTCGTTCGGCCGGGCCGATCTTGCCCAGATGACAGTGCCACAGGGATCGCAGTCGAACCAACAACCACATTCCATGCACTCCATCCCTTCGCAGTTGTCGATGCACAGATCCTCGCTGCCGCACTTCGGGCATTCCTCCGGGATTTTGACCTTCCCTCGGCCCATCTTCACTTGATACTTCATCGACGTGGTTCCCCGTTCTGTGGTGTTACGCGCTCAGAGCGGACCTCAGGCGGTAACCTTCCAGCGCCCAAATCTTATCCTTCGCATGTTGCTTGGCGATCTTGGCGCCTAGCGCGGCGTCGAAGTTCTCCGGGCTCGCGCAGGCAGACTCGCCCGTGACGGTGAAGCCGTTCTTCAGAACCAGCACGCAGATGGTCAGCAATGCCAGCGACGGCACTTGTGGGCAGCCCTGCGTAGCCTGGGCGGCTGTAAACACGTACTCGGCGGCGATGGTGTCCTCGATCATCTGCGGCGTCACGCGCGGCGCGGTAAGGCCCTTGGCTTGGATCTCGGATTCAATCTCGGCATCGGTCGGCATGGTCATTCTCCTGTTGAAGATTCAGAATTGATACTTCATCGACGTGGTCCCCCGTTCACAGCGTTGCTCCCTCCGCGACGTATAAGCAGCTCTCGTAATGCCCATTCGCGCACTGATCGCACAGCCCTCGACCGGGACCAGCCTCGCGGCAATTGAGAACTGCTTTCGTCTCGGCAGGTGGTGCGGCTTCGAGGGCCGGGATTCTGATTCCTAGATCAGCCTGATATTTCTTGAGCCAATCCGTAAGCCCGCACGTGCAGGAACATCCTTCCAATCCCGCCTCGCACTGCGCGCTGTGATCGATCCAGCCGCCGTAGACTTGCCTACCTGCTTCGCTCAAAGCCGCATGTCGCCGTTTGTTGTCCACTGAGAGCCTGAGATTTCGTTCAGCGATGCTTCCGTTAGTAAGCAGAAGTTCGCGGAACTGAGCGTTTGCTTGCTCCAAGTCGCGCGTCAGCCGCTCGATCTCGGCAGCAGCGGCATCTCGCAGGTCGAGGCACGGGCACACAACGTCATGCCTGCTGTCACGCAGACGTTGTAAGACATCCTTTGAGGGTCTGTCGCCTGCGTTCACTTTGCCTCCTCCAAGCCGAACTCCTGTCGCGGCAGCGGCGTGCCGGCCTCGTCCCACCGCGCGAGCGATGGAGCGCCCGGCGGTTGTTCTACGAGCGCCGCTATGTCCGCATAGCTCTTGCCGGCTTTCTTCAGGCGCTTCTCGGCCTCGGTTGGCGAGATGAGCTTCTGCGTCCAGATCTCGATTCCGTCGAGGAGCATCGGAACCACGCTCTCGTCGATCCACTTGCGGTTGCCGCGCTTGCCCTCGATGAGCTTGTAGCCGGGGATTTCCCTGCCCGCGACCGCGCGGCGCAGCGCCTCGGCGCGCACGTCACGGCACCACGCTTCGAGCGCGTCGGCGCGGGCGAGCCACTGCGCAAGATCCGCCTCACTCGCCGTGTGCGGGCTCTCCTGGTTCAGTGGGAACATGCGACCGATCTCTTCGCCCCGCGCTACGCACGTCGAGCGCACAGGGCACCATTCGCACTGCTTGTCGCCGGGCGTGAGGACGGGCTCTGTGAGCCCGAGGTACGCCTGCATGGCCTCATCGGCCGCATAGCGCCAATCGTCTGTTAGGTCGCGCAGATCATCGACCGAGCACTCCCACATGAAGGGCTTCTCCATGCTGCGCTTCGGCTGAAAGATCCAAAGGCGCACGGTGTCGTAATCGGTGCCGAACTCGTCTAGCTCCTCGAGCGCGGAGCGCGCGTAGCCCATGAGCTGGCGGTTCTCGACCACCTCGACCTGTCCGTAGCCGAATTTGTGGTCGCCGATATTGAGTATGCGGTTCACCTTGTCGCCGATCACTACGTCGGCCGTGCCGCCTTGGCCGTCGAGGCAGAGGTATGCGGTCTTGCGCAGCGGCAGCTCGAACAGCCTGAGCTCACCAGGAATCGCCCGCACATGGCGCAAGCAGAAATTCACGTGGTCGGCGAACTCCTGGTCGATCTCGAAGGCATAGCCGGGGCCATCGTCCACCGACTCGATGCCGCCAATCTCGCCCCCGCCGATGAGCTTCTCGGGGTCGCTGTGGCAGAGCGCCCAGTACGTGACCTGATGCTTCGCGGTGCCGAGCGCGGCGGCTTCATTGACAGTATCGGGTACGTCCTTGCAGAGCGCGACCGAGCCCGTGCAGCGCGTCCAGCGATCCGCCTTAGAGTAGGCGAGGACTGCGTGGCCGGTGCTCATTTACGGGCGTTCCGTCCAGCCACTACGATCAACCACGTCATATAACACTGAGCCGCGGTGAGGTGGAAAAAGTACCAGCCGACAGCAACTACGATAGCAACGCCAAGCATGTTACCGATGGTCTGCTCCGTTGGGCTCACTTGGGCGCGCTCGACGCGAGATAGAACGTATAGGCGATAATCGCCACAGACAGCATGTTCCCGAGTGGGGTAGTCGCGATCCAGTTGGGGGCTCCGATTGCGATGGCCCAACCGATGGCCAGCACGAAGTTGCGCTGAAATCTGCTCATGGGTTTTCTCCGAGGGTTTAAACCGGCGCCCCCGCATTAACCGCGGGAACTTTGAGCGCTGCCTAGTGGCACGAAGGCCGGGCGAGCGGCGCCGATGTCCTGATTATCCGAGAAGATCGTCCGCGGGTCCAGCGGCAGGCGCCTGCGGGCCGGCCTTGAGCGCGGCTTGGAACGCAGGGAGCGCAGCGACCGGCACCTTATCGAACGTCGCCGCGTTGTGCGCTTTCATCAGCCCGACTACGAAATCGCGGCCATGCTTCGCAGCAGCGTTCTTGAAGTCCTGAGCGACGACTGCGTGCGTGAGGCCGCTAGGGGTAGAGGGAGTTGTGGCAGCGGGCGCAGTAGCCGTCGTCGGCTCGCTCGCAGCCGGTGCTGCGGTTGTGGTAGCAGGGGCGGTCGTCGTTCCCGGCGTCCCGCCGCCTTGGCTCGCCTCGGTCTTCGGGGGCCGGCCCGGGCCGCGCTTTGCGGTAGAGGCAGGGCTTGCAGTCGGGGCAGTTGCAGGGGCCGCAGGCGCACTCTCCGCAGAGGCAGGGGCCTCGATTGCATCCGCCAGCAGCCGGAGCGCGGCTGCGATCTTTGTCGGGTTCATTCATGGATTCCGTGTTGGTGAGGTGAGAGAGTGGGATGTTGAGCCAGCGCGAGGCCGGCTGTCAATCCCCCATGCCGAAATAGATGATCGAGCCCACCATGAAGCCCACAACGGCCGCGCAGGCCGACCATATGAGGAGCGTTAGGAACGGGTGGTGCAGCAGAAATATACCGATTTCGAGCGTCACGGCTCTACTCCTGTTGCGGCTTCGATGAACGCCGCGGCGACTTGCGGAACGATTGCATTGCCGTAGCCCCGCAGGAGTCCCACGCGGCCGGGAATCTTATGCGCGAGCGGAAAACCATTGAACGGCGCGAGCATCTCCAGCAACTCAGCTATGCGTGCGCTCTTTTGTGACAGCGCGGACACAGCGTCTCCAAGTTGCTTGACGTGTTGTTCTGAAAATTCCTGTCTTTGTGGTGCACATGCAATCGCCGAGGGCTCGCCCCACAACGCTCGCATATGGGCTTCGCATTCTTCCTCGCCGCTCGCCTCCGGGCCGTTGAAGAACGGCCCCAGTTCCCACGCCTGTTCGCACACGACAGCGAGCAGTAGCGTCGCTTGCGGAAGACCGATGCGTCCTCCAAACGCGCGCCAAATCGTCGTCGGCGCATTTCCTTCCCGCAACGCTCGCACGGTTTCGATGGTAAATCCAAAGGCCTTTGTGGCATCAGTCAGCGCTTCCCTTTCCTCATGGCTGCAATTCCGCAGACACTCCAGTGCCAGGGATATCCCATTAGCCATTGACTGTGCAACGGGTTCAACTGGCCGCCACTTCCCATCTCGGCAGCCAACCAGGCTGTGCGCCCAAGCAGAGCGTTGATCGGCGCTGTTCCGTCGCTCGCTCCATCCTTGTGATCGCGCGTCGTCGGCGTGGGCCACGCCGCTGTCAGCTTCGCCGCTCCGCCCAACTTCAGGCTCGGACGGTTGTGATTCCCGTTCGCGTAGGTGTAGTCGCTCCCTTTCGAGTCGTTCACTACTGGAGACGGCCACCCAGTAGAGCCGCTGTCTGATGTGCGGGGCACCGACGCCCGCAGCGCACAGATCGGCCGACGCGACGCTGTAAGCCGCACCTTCCAAGTCATCTTGTACAAGGGCGAGCCAGCACATTGCAGCAGGCGAACTAACCTGCTCGCCAAAGATAATTGACGGGCTGCACTCGCGGATGAGGGCGCGCCATACAGGCCACAGGTGTCGTTCGTCGTCCACGTCTCGGCCTTTGCCTGCCACGCTGAAAGGCTGGCAAGGACAGCTTCCGGTCCAGACTGGTCGATCATCCGGCCAGCCCGCGAGGCGGAGCGCGTAGCTCCACCCGCCGATGCCCGCGAAGAAGTGCGCTTGCGTGTAGCCTTTGAGCTCTCCTGGTCTGACATCAACAATACTCCTCTCGTCCACGTCGCCCGGTGCGATGTGACCGTGTTTGATTAGTTCGCGCAGCCACGCTGCGGCCTTGGGGTCATTCTCGTTGTAGTAGGCAGTCATTGCCTGAGCGCTCGGCGGCAGAAGTCGATGACCGTCTCAAAATCCCGCTGCGTTACCGGCTCACCGTCGCGGCAGCGCTCAAGCAAGTCCTGCGCGCGTGCCACGGTTTGCGATAACAGCGCGCCGGGCTCCGGTTTGTTGATCTCCCGCCATAGTGTCACAGCCTTGCGGCATGCCTCATCGAAAGCAAACTGCGCGTCGGGCGGAAAGTCGCCGGTCTTTACTTCGGGCAGCATGTCCACGACAGCATCCCAAAAGGCGCACTGTGCAACATCAACGATCTCAGCGTCAGTAGGTTTCATAAACTAGACTCCATTTGCGCGATGTGCGCATGATGTAGATAGGCTGCGAAGCCCATGGTTGCCACGACGCGAGCCAAATATCGAGCCTGACTTTTTCCACGCCTAACCCTCCCAGTCCCAATACGCCATCAGGTTGCGGCCTGCGTTGAGCCGCGCTAGCTCGTCCGCCTCGGCTTCCGTCAGCCCGTAAAGCTCGGGGAATTCGTGGAAGCGGCAGCAGGCGGACGCGCGAGCGTTCACGACGAACACGCCGTCATGCAGCAGCCCCCATGCGGGCACAAGGTCGCCATCTACGTTGAGCGCTTCGCCTTGAATGAATTTACTCATGCGCCTTCCCACAGCCGGGCAACTTGGCTCGCCATAAAGCCTAGCCCAAAGCCCAACAGCATGGCGTTAATGTGACTGAGATGCAGACAGGTGACAGCGAGCACCAACAGGGCGCACGCAACACCTACACAGACTAGAAATTTACCGCTCATTCGCCTACCTCCTCGGCGTCGCTTACCGAATACTCCTCATTCTCGCCGCTCTCTACCCATTCCACCTCGCCGCGCTCGGCAAGATCCTGCGCAAGCTCGCAGGCTAAGTCCTCATCGGGCGCGCGTACCTCAATCCAGGCCTCATCAACTTGCGTGGTTGTGCGCACCACGCGAACGCTAAAGGTTTTCATATATGCCGCCTTCCTACAGTGGTCCGACGCGCAACGGCGTCGGGGATGATAGAGCCAACTCAAGCGCCAGCGCGTCGCGCCGCAACTCCCACGTGCGGCGCATCCGCGACGGGTTTGTGTAGCGCATTACTTGGGCGCGCGCTTGGCGAAGCTCGCGCAAGATCACCTCGGGTGTGCGCCTATGGTCGCCCCATTCGTGGTAAAGCTTGCACGGCTCGCACCAAAGTTTCGCGCTCACGAGCGCACCCAGTACGTGACGCCCGCGAAGTCTACGGACGTGTAGTCCTGCTGAAGCTCGCGCGCGGCGCGCTCCCAGTCGATGCACGTATACGGCCACGAGTCGCTGTCGCGCATCATTCCGCAATCCTCGGCCAATTGCTGCGCGTACTCCTCGAAATAGGAATCGCGCACTAGGGTTTCGCCGTACGCCCAGTCGGCGTAGCCTTCGGCCTCAGACTGCAGCGCCTTGAGCGCGGCAAGCTCCTCGGCTTCCGGTGACTCGTCCCATTCGCTGACTGCGCCCGGCTGGGCGTCATCATCGCACAGCGTCTCGCGCTCGGCCTCTAACTCCTCGATGCGCGCGATCACGTCGCGCGAGTCGATCACGTCATCCATGTTGGAAATTTCGCGTGTCATGGTTGCTTACTCCTGATTGATCGGTTTTCGCTGCCCGCAGCACGGGCAGCGCATTTCTGCCTCGGTCGCCGGGCGCATGATGTGGTGGGGGTAACTCATGCCGCCGGGCGAGCGGTACGCCGTTGGAATTGCACCGCTCAAGTAATACTCGCCGGGCAGCACGGCGCGCTTTTCGCCGGTCCACACGTAACGCTGATAGGGGCGCAGCGTTGAGTGCTCACCGGGAAATAGTCTGCCGCGCAAGTTCACGATTGCACCCCCGCGGCCTTGAGAAACCGCTCGCGGTCAAAGCGTGGATTGTCGCGGCCGAGCCGCGAGGCAAGCTCGCGCGTCGCGTAGGCGATGCCAGCAGCCGCCCCGATTGCGTAGTCTTTAGTGCCGCCGAGCGGGACTTCGGTCACGGCCTTAAGCGCCGCCGCGATCAAAATGTAGTCTTTGCGTGTCATGGCTCATTGCTCCTGTTGGGTGTTAGTTACTCTACCGCGGTCCACGGCTCGGCGCGCAGTTTCTTGATGCGCCTGGCCTGGGCGGCTACCTCACTGCGCAAGCCGGCGCGCTGCGCTGTGCATGCCGCATTGTCATAGCTGCCGTCGCGGAACTTGAGGACCGCGCCGATTAGCTTGCTGTGCTCTTTGCGCGCCGAAGCGATTGCCTCAATTGCGCTCTCTAGCTGCTGCTCGGCTTGGAATTTCGCGTCATCTTCGCGCGCGTCTTCAGCAAAGCGCTCTGTCAGGCAGTCCGCCTGACGCGCACACTCGTCTATGTCATCGTAAACTTGCTCCCGATCCACGAGCACACTGTGCGTGTTGTAGGGATCTTTAACTGCAGCGGCGTAGGTGAACGTGCGCCCCTCGCCGTCGCAGTCTGCGCACGTGTCGTTATCCTCGCCGACGAAACCAGCGCCACCGCAGCCCGTGCATTCCGTGGCGATGCGCAGCACCACGCCGCACGTTGTCTCATGCTGGGAGTTGTCGAGATACCAGCCAGTATGATCGATCATGCGGCGGCGCGTCGTCGCATCGTGGGCGTCTGTGGCGTCGTCAAATTCCTCTCGCCAATCCTCGATCCACTGCATGCGGGCCGATCCGTAGGCCTTAAACTCGGGATTAGGGTCACTCATGGCTCTTTACTCCTAGTGTGTGAATAGAAACACGACGCGGCCCGCGAATGCTCCCATGAGCAATGCAACAGCGCCACCGAAAAGGTATGGTCCTGCCCACCGCATGGCGCGGTTGAGCGCGCGCACTGCTGACGGCCGCATGTTAGACCTCGGTGTTCGCGGTCGCGATGCGCGCCGCATGCTCTAACTTGGCGAGCGCGTGGCGCTCGCGGTACTCGGTGCCGTGCGTGTCGCACATCTGCACCCATTCGCGCTCTAGGTGAGCGCACCCGCACGGGAGCACCGTGCAACCTTCCGAGTTACGCACGCGCGGCTCGGCGTGGCCGTTTAGGAGGATCATACGCAGTCCAACCCGTAGAATGGCGCCCATTCAATAAGCGCCTCGCTTTGTAGGCGTCCCGATTTAAGCGCCTCGCGCATTGCTTCCTCGACATAGCCTACGCCCTCGGCCGTGAGCGGATTCTCTAGGAATAAGCCGCACGTATCGCAATGCTGTGGCGAGTCGGCTTCACCGCCGCCCTCGGAGTAAGGCCCTTGTGGATAGTCGTCAGAGTCGCCGGTATCAGTAAGGCCCTCGCGCCACGCATTAGCGCAGTGCTCGCAAAGTAGCGCGGCTTGGTAAATGTACGCGTTCACGACTTACCCTCCCATCCCGTGAAGCCTCGCCACATCAACGCGTCCGCGTCGGTGTTGTACAGCACGTCGCCGGGTGCATCAGACTGAATGATGACATGCTCAGGGTCCGCATCCCGCGCCGCGAATGCCGTGAGGATTCGCACCGCTAGGGTGCGCTGCGCGGCTTGCACGTAAGCAGGCTCATTCCGCCAATCTCGCATTTTGGTGCTCATGGTCTAACCCTCCTCGGCGTCATCGTAGAAAAAGCGCACCCCACCGTCCGCACTGCTCTCAAGGTCCGCGAGCAATTCCGCCGCGAGTGTAGTGGCGTCATCATCGCGACCTATCGCGACGACTCCCCATGAATGGTAGCCGTAGGCGCCGCCCGTAAACGAGTTGTCCCCAGCCTGCCACCCCCAGCCGTCTCCATCGACGCCGATGGTAAGCAACATGCTCGGCTCGGCGTCGTCGCTATCCTCATATGCCCGGTAGTCGTCGCGGATCGTCGGCTGCAAGTCCGCAATCAGCGCGGCGAGCTCGATCTGAAATTCTGTGCGTGTCATGACCGCACCTCGGCCAGAAGCTTGGCGCAGTTCTCACGGATGCGGCGCACAGTGTCGTCGGTGCCTTCAGCGGACGCGACCGGCACCATATACCCAAGCACGTGGAGCGCGTCGTGGGCAAGTTGCCATGCGGCCGTGGGCGTGGTGTACGCGCTCGGGTGGAAGTGCAACAGGTGGCGCGCGACGTTGGTCGCGGCCGTGATCGTGTGGAGCGATTTGGTCAACATGGCTCTTTTACTCCTCGCGGGCACCGCGCCCGCACGTAAAGACTATGCACGGATCGTGCCAGCCCGTTGCGGCCCCGTAGGCGGGCACAACGCGGGGAGGGTGTACAAATTCTCGTCACATTGTGACGCGAACTGCTAGCGGTTTGTGTCACTCGCGGTTTTGATAGTTGTTTGATGTGATAGTGTCAAAATCAGGTCGCTGGGGCCGCAGTGTACAGTCCTATGATTGATGATTTATCTATCAATCAATCAATAAGTATCAAAGTATCTGAATAGCAAGGGTTTTTTCGCTCGTGATAGTCTCGTGATAGCTTTTTCATTATTGTTAAATAGGAATTAATTATGGGCATTTTTACTCGCATTTTGCCCCGCGAATTGGTGCTTTGCGTGCCGTAAATAATTCCGACGCGAAAATAATTAATTAACTCCCGCAATTAGCGACAATTATATTGTCAAATCGCGCCGCGCTGCGCGCCCGCCGCTGGCCGCCTAGCGCCGAGGGTCCGCTCGGCGCGCCATGCTCACCGCTCGCGCGCGGCGCGCTGCGGCTCGCGCCGTGCGCGGCGCTATGCGCGGTCAGCGGTTAGTAGGTAGCGGAGAGCTCGAAGGCCAGGGCCAGGCCCCCGGTTTCGCGCGACGGCGGCTTCGTACACGGGCGCGTGGCAATGCTTCGCCGCGAAAGGCGAATATGGGTCTTGTTAACATAATCAGCTACCCCGTCTATTAGCGAGGCCGGGGTCGAATTAAAATCCGCTTCCCGCGCGAAAATTATTTTGCTATGGTCGGAGCGAGCCGGGACCAGCATGCGGCCGAGAGATAAACGGTGCAGCAGAGAGTCCGCTCGTGGTCGCCCAGCACGTATACCAGGGTGTCCCGGCGATCTGACAGGAGCAACATGGAAAACGGCGTCACTCTCCCCTACGAGGAGCGCGCGCAGCGCAGCCTCGACAAAACGCTGCCGGCGCACATCAAGCCGCTCTCAACCACGAAGATCGACGCCGTGTCCCGCAGTCGCATTCGCCGCGCGTGGGCCGAACTCACGCAGGGGAACATGGAGGACGTGGAGCGCTGGCTTCATCAGGTGGCGGAGGGGCTCACCGACGAGAACGGGAAGGTGATCCTGAACCCGAACCCGCGCGAGGCGCTCCTGATCTTCATCGAGATGGCGAAGTTCACCACGCCGCAGGTCAAGGCCGTGGCAATCGACGTGCACGACGGGAAGTCGGTGAAGCGGATGTCGGTCGCCGAACTCGAGGCCTCAATCGTGGGAGACGGGACGTGAGTGGCAACGACACTGAGCTCTGCGTACTGCTGATGTTCGCTTTCATCATCACGATCCTGTTCTGCCTGATGTTCAGCCACACCGGAGACGACGAGTGATAGTCGCTTGGGCCGGACTGGTGCTCCTCGGCCTCGGACTCTGGCGGGTGTACTCGGCTACCTGTCTGCTCTCCGGGTTCACCGGCCTCTACGCGATTGGCTTCGGCGGGATCGCGTTGCTACTCGGGCTGTGGTTGGGCTGACCTCCCTCGACATCCAGCGCGCCATCGCGGTCGAGCGAGCGGTGCGCGCGGCGGGCGCGTGCCTGTTTCTTGACGGCGGCCCCGGGCTGTGGGTACTCTACCCGGACAAACTAACCGCTGAACTCACTCAGCTCTGCCGGGACAACTACAATGGCCTCAAGTGGCTCATCACCGTCCGCGCCTCCCTCTAACCCGCTGCCGCGGATATTTCTCGCGTGCCCGAACTACAAGGGCGCAAGCGGCGCCTTCATCGTCTCGACCCTGCGGCTGCAGAACGCGCTGCGGGACCGGGGTACGATCCTGCACCCCTGGCTGATCGAGAACGAATCCAACATCGACCGCGCTCGAGGCAAGGCCGTCACGGCGTTCCTCGCGACGAACGCGAGCCACCTCCTGTTCATCGACACGGATCACGGCTACCTCGCCGAGGACATCCTACGGATGATCGACGCCGACAAGCCGATCATCGGCGCGGTGACGTGCCAGAAGACCTTCGACTTCAAGGCCATCGTGGATGCGGCGCGCGAGGCGCCGGGGCTCTCCGTCGAGGCATGCGTCGCTTACGGCACGCCCTTCAACTTCTCACGCTCGCCCGAGGAGTTCGACGACCTGATGACGCCACAGTTGACCAAACGGATAGGCACCGGCCTGATGCTGATCAGGCGCGATGTAGTGGCAGCGGTGTTCGCTGCGTACTATGCGACGCATGGCTGCAGCCACGCCGGTGTCTACTTCGTCGATATGTTCAAGACCTCCATCGACCCGGAGACGCGCGATCAGATCGGCACGGACTACGCGTTCTGCGACCGCGCGAAGGCGTGCGGGTTCGACACTTGGATCGCTCCTTGGACGCAGACGACGCACCGCGGCGAGTACACGTTCAAGGCGAGCCTGATGAGCATGGCCGAATCAGCATGAAGTTCCTTTGCTGGTTCAGCTTATGCCGCTGGCGCTACCTTGGCGTGATCGCCGATCAGTGGGGACGCCTAGGCGGTTTGTACCAATGCACGCGCTGCAAAACGTGCTCGATAGGCGCGGCGACTGATCCGCGATTCCGGTGAATGACTCCCCGGCGCAGATAAAACGCGAGCTGCTGCGCCGCAAACGCGCGCAGCAATCCCTCCACAGCTACGCGCTTAGCATCCAGATCCCGCTCGCGCCGAATCCGCCGTTCGAGGAACTGGATGAGGACGCTTTCGGGCCGGCGCGGTTCTTCATGCCGCACCACATCGCGGTGATGCTGGACGTGCTTCAGCGCACGGTCACGCGCCCGATGGGCCGGGCGATGCTGATGTTCCCACCGGGCGCCGCCAAGTCCACATACACCGACGTGGTTCTCCCAAGTTGGATCATGGCGAAAGTGCCCAAGAGCCGCCTGATACTCACCTCCTACGCGACGCCGCTCGCCGAGCGCCAATCGCGGCGCTGTCAGCAGGTATGCCGTTCGCCCGAGTACGTGAACCTGTGGGATGATCCGCTGAGTCTCACTCGAGACGCGGCGGGCGACTGGGCGCTCAGCAACGAGTCTGAGCTCATCGCCGCGGGCCTCCTCGCCGGCATTACCGGCAACCGCGCCACCGGCTTCATCATTGACGACCCGGTGAAGGGCCGGCAGGACGCGGACTCGCCGCAGTTTCAGGCGAGCACCGTGGAGGCGTATCAGGATGACCTGCTAACCCGCGTGCTCCCAGGCGCGTGGGGCATCCTCGTGATGACGCGCTGGAACGAGAACGATCTCGCCGGCTCGATTCTCCCCGAGGACTACAACGGCCAGTCGGGCATGGTGCTCTGCCGCGATGGGCTCTACTGGGAAGTGCTGAATGTGCCGGCGAAGGCCGAGCATCCGGACGATCCGCTCGGGCGCAAGATCGGCGACTACCTGTGGACTGAATACTTCCCGGTCGAGCACTGGCAGATGTTCGAGCGCGGCGAGTCGCGCGCGGCGCAGCGCACATGGTCGAGCCTCTATCAGCAGCGCCCCGTCCCGCAGGGTAACACGAGCCTCGACCGCTCGAAGATCCACTGGGATGACCCGAAGAACTTCCCGCCGCGCAAGCAGCTCCGCGTCGCGCTGATGACCGACTTCGCCGTTACCGAGAAGGCGAGCGCCGACTGGACCGAGCATGCCGTGTTCGGCATCGACGCGCAGGGCGAGGCGTGGCTGCTCGATACGTGGTCTGGACAAGTCACCCCGGACAAGGGTATAGATGCACTGCTCGCAATGGCGCAGCGTAACGGCGTGCGCACCGTGTTCGATGAAAAGGGGGTGATCCACAACTCTGTGGGGCCGGCGTTGAACAAGGCGATGCGAGAGAAGCGGATCTACCTCGACGTGCGGCCCCAGTCCTCCAACGCGGACAAAGTTTCCAAGGTGCAGGGCTTCATCGCCATCGCGAACACCGGCATCGTTCACTTCCCGAACCGCGGCAAGGACAAGATTTGGGCCGAGCAGGGCATCGCGCAGGTTGAGGCGATGCCCGCCGGCAAGCATGACGACAAAGCGGACGTGCTCGGCCTCCTCGGCCGCGTGATCGACCAGATCCTCGACGCCCCGCAGGCCCCGCCCGAGCGCAAGCCCGGGATTCGACCCTTCACGGCCGAGTGGGTGGAGTACAGCGAGGACAATCAGAAGCCGAAGTTGCGGTACCGTTAAGTCTCATGTAGGCTGCGCGGGACCTGTCGATTCACAATCAGGAGACCCCAATGATCGCACTCGTTGCTGGCATCGTAATCGGAGCCGTCGCGGCCGTCGTGATCCCTGCCGTGTACGCCTTCGTCGCGAAGCAGATCGCCTCGGTCAAAGCCAAGGTCTAAGACCGTGGCGCAGAAGCTGTTCGATATGGCGCGGGCTCCGGTCAAGGAGTCCGTCGCCTCTGCCCCGAGCGTCGGCAAGGAAGTCCCGAACCCGTACTCTTACGAGCATCGCATCACACTGAACGGCGAGGACGCGGACAAGCTGAACATCGGCACACCGAAGGTCGGCGACGTGTTCGATGTGACCGGCCACGGGCATGTGATGTCGGTCAACGAGACGGAGAGCGAGAACGGCAAGAAGGAACGCCGCATCGAGCTGCAGCTCAAGAAGATGGCCGCGAACGCTCGCAAAAAGAAGGGCGAATCCGCGCTCGATACCGTGAGTCAGGCCGTGGACAACGCGCCGTCAGAGAGCGGCGAATGACCGCATTCAAGCCCGCAACTCCGCAAGTCGTGCCAGCACCGGAGGCGGCGGCCCCTGTCACCACACACGGACCTCCCCCCGTAGTGGGCACGCCGCCTCCGGGCGCTCCGCACGTCCCACACTACCCGAAGCGCATCGTGACCTCGCGCCCCGCGCTCATCGGCACGCCCTCGACGGCGCCGCCCCCGCATCTATCCCCGCCGCAGCCGAAGCCGCTGCCGCAGGCCAAGAAGGAATACGCCTGGCAGCGCAACCGCGCGCTCGGTAAGAGGTTCTAGTGGACGACATTTCTGACCTGTTGGGCTCCGCCGCATCGACCGGCGAATCGAGCGGCGCATCTCCCGAGCGGGAAGCCGCCATCGCGGGGGTGAACGCCGCCTCCAACATGAACGACGGCAAGGTGCCCGACGCCGAGCTGGAACTCGTCAAGAAAATCTCCAAGGAATACGCGACAGCCTGCGAATTCGACAAGCTGGCACGCATTCAGTACAACAAGGATCGCAAGTATGCGGCTGGTGTGGCTAACCCTGATTGGGCTTCTGACGCTAACCTTATCGGGTCCTTTGTTGACATACTGGTGTCATTCCTCTACGCACAGAATCCCGACCCAGGCGTTAGACCCGCTGAGCAAGTCGGCGAACAGCCGAATCAAAACGCTACGCGGTTCGCGGAGACGCTAGAGATCGTCATCGACAAACTCTGGCGCGATGGCAATCTGAAGAAGTCGGGCAAGAAGTGCGTGCGCTCGGCGCTCACCGTCGGCGCGGGCTGGCTCAAGGCCACGATGCTGACGCAGAAGGTCCCGGCGCCGCAGCTCGAGCACTCGCTCGCCACGCTACAGGATCAGGCCGCGGCCATCGCGGCCGCGAAGAAGGAGATCGCCGAAGGCGAATCCACCGAAGACCTCGACGTGCAGCTCATGGAGCTGCACAACAAGATCGAAGGCGCACAGGCGTCGCTCGCGAAGAAGCAGCGCCACGGCCTCGTGGTCGATTCATGCCGCGCCGAGGACGTGCAGGTCGCGCTCAATATCGCCGACCTCGCGGACTACAAGGAAGCGGACTGGATAGCCTGCGCCATCTACGTCCCGAAGGACACGATTCCAACGCGCTTCCCTGATCTCGATGAGGATGACCTCGCGCAGATCGAGACGTACTACCAGCGCAATCCGCCGACCTCCGGGGCCGCAGAGCAGTCCACGGTCGGTGAGAGAGTGGACGAGTCACAGTTCTCCAAGAACCAGCCGGATTTCAACGGCGCGGGCGGCGGCAAGGCCCCCGAGTTCGCCAAGATCATCGAGCTGTGGGATCGCCGCGATCTCGATGTCAAGACGTGGGTGGCCGGCACGAAGCGATGGGCCGTGCAGCCCTATTCGCCGCCGCAGGCATCGACACGCTTCTACCCGTTCTTCTATCTCGCATTTTTCCCCGTGGATGGCAAGCGTCACGGTCAGTCGCTCCCGTGGCGGCTGCGCAAGCTCGCCGACGAGTACGCCTCGTGCCGCTCGAACCAGCGCTTGACGCGCGAGCGCAGCGTCACGGGCGTCATCTTCAACTCCGCGGCCATCGACCCGGAGGATGCGAAGAAGATCAGCGACGCGAATCAGCAAGAGATGATCGCCGTCCGCACTGTAGCGGACCAGCCGCTACAGAACGCCTTCATCGCGAAGCCGGTCGGTACGTATAATGCGCAGCTCTACGACACTGCGGCGATCCGCTCGGACATGGAGGCCCTCTCCGGCGTGCAGGAGGCCCTGCAGCAGAACGCAGCCTCGAGCGTGCAGCCCAAGACGGCCACCGAGGCGCAGATCCAGCAGCAGGGGTTCATGTCCCGCACGGGCGCCGACCGCGACGTGCTCGAGGACATGCTCACCGATCTGGCGCAGTACACCGCCGAGGTTTCAACGCAGGAATGCTCCGTGCAGTGGGTGCAGCGCGTGTGCGGCCAGAACGCCTTCTGGCTCGGACCGAACACGCAGACGGGCTCACCCGGCATGGATGTCGAGGACGTGCTGACGATGACCGAGATTTCGATCAACGCGGGCACGACCGGCAAGCCGAACTTCGCCGCTGACAAGCAGGCGTGGGCGCAGATCCTTCCGCTCCTCGAGAACTCGCTCAAGCAGATCCGCATGGAGCAGTTGCTCGACCCCGAGCTGGCGCAATCGTACATCCATGTGCTGCGCGAGACGCTGCACCGCATGGACGACCGGCTCGATCTCGACGACTTCATCCCGGCCGGTCAGCCGCCGATCCCGCCGCCTCCGCCCGCGCCTCCGCCGGCCACGCGCGTCCAGATCCAGCTCATGGGGCAGCTCCCGCCGCAGGATGTGGAAGCGGTCATGGCCGCCGAACAGATCGAGCACCCACCGACGCCGCCCCCGGGCATGCATCCGCCGGTGCCCGGTGCGCCTCCGGGCGCACCTCCGGGCGCGCCCCCGGGCGCACCGCCCGGCACCACGCTGCCGCCGGCGATGCCGATGCCCCCGGGCCTCGCGGCTCACATTCCGGCGACGATCCCCGGTACCAATATTCCGATGCCACCGCTGCATATGAAGACACCGCCCGTGCATAAGCCCGCGGCGCCACCCTCGAAAAAGTAAGGTAGACACATGCCCCCCGAGAACGAAGTAGTCCCGGCGGTCGAAACGCCGGCAGAAGAAACCCCCGCAGTCGAAACGCCGGCCGCAGAAACGCCGGCATCGACTGACGATGGCCCGAAGACCGTTGCGGAGGCGATTGAAGCCGGCCTAGACGCTGTGCCTCAACGCACTAAGCAGGAAGTCGATAAGGCATCCGAGAAGGTCGAGGGTGA